CTTAACAACGTTCGCGTTATTTGGGGTGACGGTATTAACTCTGTGTCTCTTTCTAGCATCCTTCGTTGTGTGGTTGACGTGGCTGGGTGGTCTGCCGATAACATAGCATTTGGTATGGGTGGTGGACTGCTCCAACAACTTGATCGCGATACACTGAAGTTTGCTATGAAGTGCTCTGCGGTTGGTGTTCGAACTCGCATGCCAGGTAGTACCTGGGACACCTACATTAAGTGGCGCGATGTGTTCAAGGACCCAGCAACTGATCCTGGTAAGGCTTCGAAGAAGGGACGTGTATCACTTTACACCTCTGGTGGTGAATATGAAACCTCTACAGTCCCATCACACAGATGGACGGATAAAGGTTTCCAATGGGTAAGTGCAATGGAAACATACTTTGAAGATGGTGAAGTGAAATTCACACAGACCTTTGACGAAGTTCGTGCAAATTCTAACAAATAGGAAATAAAATGGCCACCGTGAAGATTCCCAAACAACTATATATCGTCTCTAAGAATGTGATTGACAGAGAATGGTCCACGCCGGACTATAAAACTTGTACCGAGACTGCGCATAACTTTGGGTTTCTTCATCCCCATGAACCGACTCTGAAACCAGATGCAAAACGTAAGCAGACTCAGCATGACTGGGCATACTCTGGAGAACAATATCTCCGTGATGGCGTCTGGTGTGTAAAGGGTAGTGATCGTGAATGGCGGCATGGCGATAATCAATGGAAGGTCACTTACTATGACAAGCCGATTGAACCTGAATATGCACCTCGTATCTGGGTGAATGAACCTTTAACTGGTTTCAAGATCATTGATACTGTGAACCGTTACCGCGGTAATAAGCTATTCAAAGTACTTGATCCGCGTGGACTGGAGTTTGAAATAACAGTTGCTTCACTCTTTGAAATCATTCAGATTGGTACAATTGAGAACGGTATCATTAAATCTGCCTGTGTTTGGAAAGCAAACAAGAACCTAGTAGTTGTGGAGTAAATTATGTTTAAAGATAGACGTGTGTTGATGGAGCAGGAAATAGTTAATCACAAGATCAACTGTGGTCTTATGTATAAGAAAATTGTGATGGGCATGGCTGATGCTAATGACTCTAAAATCTATGAGTCCATGAAACTCAAGCTTATGGATATGAGCATTGAGCTTGGGATCGTTGACCAGATGATTGCTCAAGGTGCCGAATAAGATTTTACACAAATTGCTACATGTGATATAATGTACCTATGACAAAAATTGTAGTAGTTTCAGACTTGCACCTCGAGTTTCAGTCGCTCGAAATCAAAAATATCAACTCAGCGGATGTTCTCATCCTGTCGGGCGATATCGTAGTCGTCGATGACATCTCTGAGACCAATGTGGAGTCGGCTCATCGGTATATCTGCACACAAAAGTACAGGCAGTTCTTTGAGCAAGTAGCCTCAGAGTTCAAGCACGTAATCTATGTTGCAGGAAATCATGAGTTCTACCACGGCAAATGGGAAAAGTCTATTGTACAGCTTCGCGAGTTTCTAGTAGAGATTCCGAACGTACATTTCCTGGAACGAGAACATATCATCATTGATGACGTTCTTTACCTTGGTGGAACTCTGTGGACCGACATGAATAAATGTGATCCACTGACTCTGCATGCTACCCAGGATATGATGAACGACTTCCGAATCATCCGTAATGATGCTGTAGGATACCGCAAGCTCCGTCCCTCAGATACAGTGGTTCGTTTTCGGCATACTATGGGATATTTCAAGTTACTGCTTGAGATGCATCCAGATAAGAAAGCAGTCTTGGTCTGCCATCACGCGCCGCACCAGAGATCTATCCACGAGGACTATGTTAACGATTATCTGATGAACGGAGCCTATGCTTCTGACATCTCTGAGTTTATCTTGGATCATCCACAGATCAAGCTGGTAACCCACGGCCACATGCACACCTCATCGTTCTATATGATCGGAGATACGCAGGTGGTATGTAATCCACGTGGTTATGCTCCAAACGACTTAAACGGCGATTTCGACCCATTTCTTATTGCCCAGATTTAATTTACACATATTCCTGTCTATGATATAATAATTCCATGGACAAACAAGGAAATGCAATGTTTACGGTTATTCGGGTGTATAGCAGAACAGAAGATGATTTTGTGGCCGTGGTGTCGGGTAGCTACATCAAGCGCACATACTTTCATGTGAGTGAGTTTGTGGTGGCAGATATCATGCAGACTGCTGGTGCTGATGTGGTCATTGGATCTTCATTGTCAAAGACACAGTTCAAACGTACCTATAGGCGTTCGGTGTAAAATGAAATTCCTACAAGAAATTACCGATTGGGACTTCAATCATCTGTATGTCACGGATGATGCCAAGAGTACAATGTATGCATACATGAAGAATGGATCAACTGGTTTCTTTGTGTTCTCAAAACCAATCAAGTTCTCTACCTCTGGCCGCAAATTCCGTGAAGTGCCGAATACGTTTGGTTTTCATCTTGAAGAAGCTAAGGAACCTGGAGCTGTGGAAACTAAAGTACTCGGCTCGAAAGGTGAGCTGTATATTGTGACCGAACTGAAAGGAAATTACTCCAGTACATGTACTGGGTTCAAATTCCGATCCAAATGTAAACATATTGAAAGTGTAAAATGATTGATAAAGAATCAGCAGAACGTTTGAAGGCATTTATCGTCGCCAACTTTATGGGTGTGGCAAATCATCGTACCGAAGGTGGATGTGATACCTGTGGTTATGGTGGTTCTGAATATTCAGAAGTGGACTTGGAAGGTGCATTGTCACTAGTGGATGATTTCTTGGCATCCGAGGACAACAAATGAACCGTGAACTATTAACCAAATTATACTCTGATGCAGTTGAGTACTGTGTTGCACAACCTCCAAATGCAGATGGAACAAGCAAAGCATGGCTGTGGGAAGAGAAGTTTGCCGAGTTGATCGTGCTGCAGTGTGGTGTTGCACTAAATCACAACTATCCACCCGATGATCTTCTTCCAATTAACGAGGTGATGCATTGTCTTAAAGAACATTTTGGAGTTGAAGAATGAACGACCTCATTTGGGATTTGTTTAAACAATCCGGAATTGATATTGGTGAAGATCAAGAAGGCAATGTCGAAAAGTTCACCGGTCTGATTGTCAAGGAATGTGCTAATTTTGTTGAGAACACATTTGATGACGACGGCGGGCACGCCTCTTGCAAAGATTACGCAGAGGGACTCAAAGAATATTTTGGAGTGAAAGAATGATGTGGTTATCTGTTGTACTGTTTGCCCTTGCTATTGTATGGGCATGTGAAGGATTTGATGGAGAATATAGATGAAAATGCAAATAGAAGTTAGACATATCCAACTTGGACATAAATGGCACTCCGAAGTCGTCGAGGTTACTCAGGAAGAATTTGCCACGGCCACTGCTGTGATAAAAGAAAGTCTTGATAAGTTAACTTACCTTGAAATGGATGGTGATATTCTTCCAGGTGAATTCATTCGGAATCACTGTGTAATTTCTTTCCACTCTTGGGACGACTAATATGTTTCAAACAATTTTTGTTTCATCGCTTATTGGTGCTCTCTTATTTTTCTTGGCTGTTGTAGGTGATCTGAATAAATCGGTGAAATATGACAAAGCAATTGCTGCTTGTGAACTGAAACTTCCCCGTGATCAGCATTGTGAAATTTCAGCTGTACCTGAGGTGAAGAAAAATGGCAACTGATATGCTGAACCGAGAAATTCGGATCAATGATTACGTTGTTTCTTATAACAATCTATATGTTGTTCTGAACACCAACAAGACCAATGCCAAAATCAAGCTGGTGAATCCAAGTCCCACATCTCGATCACAGATGCGGTACGGCAAAGAAATGGTCATCGTCGACCCAGATGCCGTGGTAGCTATACTCGGGCTTTAATTTACACATATTCCTGGGTGTAGTATAATAGACCCTACCAACCAAATCACAAAGGAATCTGAAATGTCTAAAGCCCCACGCAACTCTTGGTCCATTCTCCCTGCAGGTGAATGTCTTTTTGACTCTCCGAAAGTCACATTGGATCAAGTGATGAATTTTTGGAATAAAGGTACTGTGGTTGTTTGCAAGAAAGCCAACGGCGGCATCGGTTTCATTGCTGGTGGTTCGGGTAATTATGCAAAGATTGGTGATTTCCATGAATGTCATCACGATCAAACCTGGAGAAAGATGGGCGAATGGGAAATCATTGCACAAGTCAAGTATCAAACTGTGAATGGTGAGATCGTTATGGACGTTGAAGGTTCGATCGACGGCATCAAGAAGGCTTCTCTCCACGTGTTCAAGTAATTTACACATATTGCTTAGTGTAGTATAATAGACCCATACCGAAACACAAAGGCACAAAATGGAATACACAATCTTGAATTCTAATGAGTTTATCAAACTCATACAGATGGTTAATCATGCTATAGCAAAAGGCTGGGCACCCCAAGGTGGAGTTACCGTTGGTATGGATCAGGGTTACCAAGTGTACGCCCAGGCTATGATCAAGGAAGCAAAATGAGAGGCAAATATTCTCCCACTGTGTCTGCCGCATATCAGGCAGATCAAGAATGGTGGCACAAGTATTCCCGTGAAGCCGAAGAATGGACTCAGTATGATCCAGAAGGCTACGATTCTTACGGCTACGATGTGAATGACACAGATCGTGCCGGAAACCAGGAACATGAGTATTACTACAACGATGCTCCAATCGATTCGAATGAAGACTACAACTGGGCATACTCCGAAGCCTATCAAGCTTGGGATTTTGACGGAACAAAACCTGTACTGAGAACTGTATGATTTCTACTACTTACAATTGCATCACTCCGACGATTCGGATTATGTACACCAACGATCCGGTGGAAGATGCCAATGATGTTCAGGTGCAACGTTTCATAGCATTTGAATGGAAAATGGTCCGAGGATTTAATAGCTTGTCCGACGACTATGCTTATACAAACGCGAAAGAATATGCTCGGAAACTTGCTGGAGAATCGAAATGATTTACTTGTTAATCTCGGCTGTATGCCTATCACTGTATATCCTGATCAATTGGTGGGATAAAGAGGATCTTACTCTTGGCATGTTTGGCATGCTTTTGATGGTCGCTGCAATACCGATAGTGAATCTATTTGTGCTGGCACTGCTTGTTGTTGCAACATTCCAAGATAACAGACCCGGAACGGTCATCACAATTTTGAAAGGCCGGAAATGAAAACAACTTTATACACCGTTGCTGTGGTAGCATTCATGACTGTAATGTTCCTGCCGGCACTATTTTGTATCGTCCGCGAGGAAGTAAAACATAAGCGAGGTCTCAAATGACAGTGGAACCAATGACCCTAGAAGAACGAATTCAAATCCATCGAGACTGGGTGAAAGAATTGGGCATCGAATCTCTGATCAAGCAATATGCCGAGTATCAGGTTTTTATGTCTAAGCGGTGCAAGGAACTTCGTGCAAGAATTGAAGAATTGGAACAGAATATTCAAGCGCCTGAGCCTAAATACACCGTTGGGCATTGTGCCAATAACAGAGTACCCGGTGGATGTCAACTACATAACTTGCAATGTGGCTACCCAGATTGTGATAGAAAGAAAATAGAATGAAACTTCGTAAAATGAAGCGGAAGTTCTTCCAACACAACGTTGAGATTATAAATTACAAAGGCTCACTGATTCTGGCGATTCCTTACTTTGTATCAAAGAAGGTTTCTTTTAAACGATTTATTGAAATACTGAAAGTTGTATGACAAATGTAATCCCATTCCAACCCGAGAAGATTCAACCTCGTTTTTGTTCGTTCTGCAAGAAACCCGAAGCGGATTGCAAGTCATTAATTAAATCCGGTGTGTCAAATCACTGTATCTGCAATGAATGTATTACTCGATCAAAGAAAATATTGGATGAACTAAAATGAAAAAACTTATCGTAGCTCTTGCCCTATTCACTTCCCTGGCTGTTTCGGCCGAATTGAAAGATTGGTCCGTACTCTCAGGCCCTCCTACAGTAAACAGTACACTAGCATATACGATTATACCTTCTACGGTTGAATCTGTGCAGACAAATACCGGTCCAGAAACTTGGATTGTAGTTGAAGTATTTCAAGTTGGTACTCCCACAGATATTGTACGGCGCAGAATTCGTACCACTGGTTGTAATGTTGGTACAGGAAAAACTACCATGGCGAATATGGATGGTTCGTTCATTAAAGAAAATCCTGTATGGGACTGGGACAAAGGTGGAGACAAGATCTATGATCAGATAGCAATTCAATCTTGTGTTGCAGAAATGGCCAAGAAGAAAGCACCAGAGATGAAGAAACAAAGCAACCAAGGACCAAATGTATGACTGACTATTCAGCAACACCAGCAGATCAATTTGACTACTCAGAATTATCCATGAAGTCCGGAACTCATCTTCCCGGCAGCATTGATAATTCTCAAATTACCTTTTTGAAACCACCAGAGCCTGTCGGTTCTTGGGTACTTTATCCAGGTTCGCCTTGGGGAACTGTGCAGTTCCAAATGTACAAACGACCTACAGATGAGCAAATCAAGAACACAGAAGAACTGCTCGGCTGGGGTTGGGTAGAGGCGAAGAAATAATTTACATATATTCTATTACCTGATATAATCAATCTATGAACATTACACAAATCCTCACAGAAATTGCCTCCGATCCGTCGACGAACGCAAAGAAGGCTATCATCGCTTCCAATGTCGGAAATGACCTCTTGAAGCAAGCATTCTTCTATGCATACAATCCGCGCTTCAACTTCTGGATCAAAGCAGATTCCCTGGCTACCAAGACTGGTAAAGCCAATGTCTCGGCCGAGACCTTCAAAGTTCTGGATCGCTTGGTAGCTCGCGAAGTCACCGGCAATGCAGCTCGTGAAGTTGTTACTGCTCATCTGAACACTCTGACTCAGGCAGACCAGCAACTCGTGATCAATATCATGAACCATGATCTGCGTTGTGGTGCTTCCGATACCCTCGCATCCAAAGTCTGGCCCAAGTTGGTCCCAGAATATCCCGTGATGCTGTGTGACAAATTCAACGAAAAGACTCGCAAGTATCTCGAGAAATTTGAGAACAAATGTGGTTACAATGTCTCACTGAAGGAAGATGGTGGCCGTGTTCTGATTACCGTGGAAGATGACGGTAAAGTAGTTGCACGAAGCCGCAATGGTTCCGAGCTGAATGTATTCGGACTGTTTGATGCAGATTTCTCTGCTTGGCGCGGTATGGTGTTTGATGGTGAACTCATTATCAAGAATGCAGATGGTACTCCAGATCGTAAGTTCTCAAACGGCATTTACACCAAGCTGGTTCGCAATACTGCTACCAAAGATGAAGTAAATAAGTTCACAATCGTTCTTTGGGATGTAATTTCACTTGAGCAATATCTTGGAGGTGTTGGTGAAGTAACCTATGCAGATCGTTGGGAGTCCTTGATCAAGGTTGCTCCTACTTGGTCCAAGCGCGTGAAGGTAGTCGAAGGCAAGAATGTCAAGACGATTGCCGAATGCCTTAAATTCTATGACGAAATGCGTGATCGCAAACAAGAAGGCGCAATTATCAAGGTGCTGGAATCTGTTTGGGAAGACAAACGCTCCAAGAACTCCGTGAAGCTGAAAGCCGAAGAATCTGCCGACCTGCTGTGTATCGGAACTGAACCGGGCCAAGGTAAATATGCTGGAATGATCGGTAATCTGATCTGCTCCACTTCTTGTGGTAAATTGGTGACTGGTGTCGGTACCGGCCTGAAGGATGATGACCGCGCCAAAGACCCATCTGAATATGTCGGCAAGATCATCGAAGTCGGTTATAATGAAGTCATCTCGGCCAAAGGTCGCGATACAATGAGTTTGTTTCTCCCAGTGTATAAACAAGTTCGATTCGACAAATCTGTTGCAAATTCTCTAAAGGAACTCAAATGAAAGATATGTGGGGCAAAACTGCCTACGTTGGTGTTACGTTTGTACATCCACTCCGTCAAAGTTCTTCTATTTGGATGAACCGATATGAAATTGTTTCTATCGATGAAGAAGCAGAAACAATCAAGGCTCGCCAAATAAACCCCAAGAATTCTTTGACTTATAAAGTCTGGGATGGTTCTACCTACCGTGATATGACAGTCGAAGAACGCGCCAAGGTACAATCAAAGACAGTGACAATTACTACATTCTCTAACCGTTCAACAATTTTATAAACAAGGAAAACTTAAAATGACAAAATTCATATTTCAAACACAAGACGAAGACGAAGGCGCCATCACAACAATAGAATTCGAGTCCGATGTTTGGCTCGATGCATTCCCACACTTCTTGAATCTCATGCGGGCTTCTGGTTTTGCCATTGATTTTGGTACTGCTTTGTATTCGCCAAAGGCATCCGAAAGCCTGTTCTCCGATCGCGACTTCATGCTTTTTGATTCCGATTTGAAACAAGTATGCAAAGGTGATTGTGAACACTCAAAAGAGTATTATTGTGGTGTCGGACGCAACAGTTAAGTCGGCGGATGGTGTCACAGGGCACCTTCTGTATGACATGGATGGCATGTGGTATTTCCGCGTTTACACAGATGGGGAATTTACCGACTATGCCATATTTCACACTGATCTCTGTGTGACGATTACCGATCCAGATGCATTCTTCTATAAAAAGGATTCGGGTCTATACCACAGCATCATTGATCATTCACCCCAAACATTAGGAATTGAAACTAAATGAGTATCATCAAATCAGGTTATCGAATCACTGTGACTTCATGGGAAAATGATGGTGACAATTATGCAACAGAATCAAAAGATGGATTGACTCACGATCGAGTTCGGTACCACTGTGATTTGCTACAATTGATTTCTGGAAGCAATTGCAACGATAAAACTGTCTTTGGTAATATGTATGAACCAGATGATGATGAAATTGAGTTGTTTAGAGAAGCAGTCGATAAAGTCATTGCGACTCATGAAATTGCAGGAGACGACAGTTTTGATTCTGCTCTAGATATCATCAATGAATATACCGGCTCGGGTGATCAATATACTCGGGTTGCAGAAGAAATTGTGGTAGAATTCATACCAACACGAATTGATATTGAAGACGTAACAAAGGAATTTATTCAATGACCGAAGGAAAATGTGGCATCTCTGCCACTATTATTGCAGACTCGATTAATGCAGACGGAAACCGACTCACTACTTTTGAGTTGGTTTATCCGCGCTTCATCTTGGCTGAAGTGAATACTCATCGTATGCTTTCGAAGAATTCAGCTTCGTCACGAGCAATCCCAATTGCTAAGATGATGGAGCTGATTGACGAAGCTCCAGCTATGCCTGTGTTCTGGGGAAAGAATAAGCCCGGTATGTCGGCATCAGAAGAACTCACTGGTGACCAACTCACCGAAGCTAAAATCATCTGGGCTGAAGCAAAAGATACTGCTCTGGAATACGTCTCTCGTTTGGATGAAGCTCAGCTACATAAGCAAATTGCCAATCGTATCTCTGAGCCATGGCAGATGATGAAGTCTGTTGTATCTGGAACCGAATGGGCTAATATCCTGTGGCTTCGTAATCATGATGCTGCACAGCCAGAGTTCCATGAACTTGCTCGTTGTATCAAAGAAGAATTTGATGCATCTGTGCCTCAGTTTTTGGCTCCAGGTCAATGGCATCTTCCTTACATCAAATCAGTTCTGGTTGGAAATTTCGGCCAGGAATTTGAAAATAATGTAACGCTCGAACAAGCACAAAAGATCTCTGCATCCTGTTGTGCCCAAGTATCTTATCGTAAGCTTGATGATTCTATTGAGAAGGCTTTGGATATTTACGAAAAGCTTGTTGGTATGGATCGTCAACATGCGTCACCATTTGAGCACCTTGGTACTCCAATGAAACCTCAGACTGCTTGGTCAGTTCCGGACCGCGGTATTACACACCGTGATATTAAGTCCAAATACTGGTCGGCAAACTTCCAAGGATTTATCCAGTATCGTAAGTTACTTCCAAATGAGGCAGTATGGTAACAATGATTTGTGATAAATGTGGCTGGGCACATTTTGGTGTTACTCGAGATTATGCAGTAAATAGTATCGATGATTTCCTTAAATATTACCATACATTATCTGCAACCGAGAAAACAACCTTTTATGGTGCAGAACCAGTTACATTTGGCTCTATGTATCGAAAGTATTTGAAGTGTTTCCAATGTGGCGGTCATTATAATGATTTCCACGCAAAAACTGAGGCTGACCGAGTGCCAATTGGAGTTACGATGCAACCGATTGTTTCTACTCACCAAGACGCTGCTTAGATCGCCGTAGAACGGTCGTTTAGTGGCTTGGGTATAGTAACATACCAACTCGGCTTGTAGACGACTTAAAAATAATTTACACATATTCTCACACATGGTATAATGAACCATCTTCTGAAAACAAAGGAATTCTCATGGACTACATTGACATTGCTGTGATTGCCGTAACTCTGGTCTACATTGTTGCCAAACTCCGCTTCCCTGAGACATTCTGAATCCAAAGGAAAAATCATGCTTATTACTCATAAAGCTCGTTGCATTTGGCCCAAGAGCCGTGGTGTTTCTACTCAACCCGGTGAAAAGTCTGACTGCACAGTTCGCGCAGCTGTGAATGCTACTGGTCTTCCGTACCAAAAGGTTCACGATGTATTGAAGTTCTATGGTCGTCAAGATGGCCAAGGTGCTGAACAACGTACATGGGCTCGTGCATACCGTTCTCTTGGTCTCAAGCTGATCGGAATATTTGGTAAGTCTAAAACTGCCATGTCAGAATGGAATATGCTGGAACGTGAATATGCCCACCCAGTTGAAAACTATGCCGGTACTTCCATCAAGAACTTTGTAAAGTCTCACCCACGTGGAACCTACGTTTGTCTGACACACAATCATGCATTTGCAATTGTGAGAGGTGAATTGGTTGACTCGACTCCATTGCTCTTGAACACTCGCATTACCGTAGCTTATGAGGTCGTATCATGAAAACATTACTAGAAACCCTGAACACCGAAGCTCCTGTGATTGTGCAATTTCGCACAAAGAAGAACAAACTTCGGACAATGGCTTGTACCCGGGATTTGAAATCAATCCCAACTGAACAACATGCTGGAATTAATTCTCCAGTCCTCAATCAACCTGGAATTCTCTGTGTCTATGATTTGCTGATCAAAGAGTGGAGAGCTTTCCGAATCGACTCGGTAACCTCATATGACTAAAGTAACCAAAATTTTGCTAGACATGGATGGCGTGAAGTGTAACTTCATGAAATCATTCGACGCGATTCAAATGCCGAATTCGTACAAGAAGTTCCGACTCTCTGTGCTGCATTTGCGGATCTTTGAAACTCTAGAGTGGATGCCAAACGGCCGAGCTCTTGTAGAATTCCTTGATACTCTAGATATTCCAATCGAGTTGCTTACGTCACGGGGATCTCGTGATGATATTCTCGGGAACGAAGCGATACGTCAAAAGAATGTATGGCTTGATAAGCATGGCATTCAGTATCCACGGAACTTTGCTCGGACTGGACTTGAGAAGGTTAAGCATTCTCTCCCGGGAACATTGTTGATCGACGATACACCAAAAGTAGTTGAATCGTTCCGTACTGGGCAAGGTAAAGCAATTCTGTATGAAGATTCAAAGTTCGAAGAAATGAAAGAACTAATTAAGGCACATCTATGAAAACAGTAACTGTACTGGGTAAGATTAAACCCGAAGAAGCTGAAATCTGCAATATTCTTTTGGAAGAATGCGCAGAAACAATTCAAGCAGTCTCAAAGGTGTTTCGCTTCGGTTGGAATTCTTGCCACCCAGATAAGCCGAATTACACCAACAAGGAACATCTGACCGAAGAACTCGGTGACCTGGTCTGTATGATCAAAATCCTGTGTGACAAGGGAATTGTCTCGATGGAAGATATTTCTCGGTACGCAGAGTTCAAGCAGAATAAACTCAAGATCTATTCGGATATTAAGCTATGAGATGTAAGCAAGGTGATCTGGCATACATTATCAAGGCACTACGACCCGAGAATGTTGGGAAAGTAGTTCAATGTGTCGAGTGCATTGGTTTCCATGAACGGTTCCAAGCATTCGGACTACATGGTGAGACTTGGGTTTCACCAGATTCAGATTACCTTTGGGTGATTAAGAATTCAGGTTCGATCACAACTCTGTATGGTCCTGCAAAGGAAGCGGTGATCCCAGATTCTTGGCTTCGGCCAATTAAGGCAGATCCCTCAGATACTCTTGATGAAGATATTGCAGAGGATTCTGGTAAAGAATTAGTTTATAATGATGAAAGATGAAAATGGCAGTTTATAAAGATATCCCAGAGAATACATTTGGTCCAACTCCAGCAGCAATGTATCTGTGTCGCCTCTTGAATGAAGGCAAGAAAGAACTTGAACGACGCTCGATGGGTCGTCGAATTACCGGGACCTCTGCTCAGATTAATCAGCTGATCCTTAGCTATGAATCCGGTTGCCTAGGACCAAAGACCCTAGCGAATTGTCTGCGCCTGATGCGTGAAGAAATCTCTACTGGAAATTTCGGAATCACAATTGAAGAACAACTCTGCCGCAATGTGCAAATCGGCTATATCAAGCAAGGTATTCGTCTTGCTACCGTGGGTCGTAAGGCTGAACGAGTGATGTCATCCCCTGTGGCTAAGTCATCAAAAGTATTGTCTGAACAGGGTGATGATGGAATTTATGATGAATACTTCTTCCGTGATTCAGAAACCGGCACACAATATAAGGCGGGTGAAGGTTATCAATATATAGATGAATTCGGTGGAAGTTGGACCGAAGTGAATCGTCTTAAATCAGAAGAAGTGAATCACATCACTCCAGAACTATTGCACGAACGTTCGGTTCGTCGGTGTATTCGGCTCAAAAAGCCTCATGTTTCTCAACTGTAAAGGAAAATTCTAAATGTTTATTTTGATTATTGGTGCTCTCGTTGCGATCGCACTGTTTGTGGTTCTTCACTTTGTTCTGAAGACATCTTCTGGATTGGCAATTGCCGGTGCCCTGGCCATATTTCTCTCTGCCTTCATTTTTGATTGCGTAACCATCATTCCAGCAGGTCACGTTGGTGTACAAGCTACATTCGGACAGGTCAATTTTGAACCTCTGGCCGAGGGTTTACACTTTGTAAATCCACTCAGCACGATTACAAATGTTGATGTACGATTGGAAAAGGCCCAACTCACTGGGAAATCTGCCGGTACAAAAGACCTACAGGTCGTACACACAGATATTACTGTGAACTACCGACTAGATCCAGCGAAGGCTCCTGTGATTCTTAAGGACTATGGTCTGAACGTGTCCGATAAGATTCTCGATCCATCTGTGAATGAGGCATTCAAATCTGTTACTGGTCATTACACCTCAGAGGAATTGATCACCAAGCGTGATCTGGTATCCGCGGAAATCCTACAACACGTAAAGGATAAGGTTCATGGGTATGATATTGTCGTAAGTTCAATCAGCCTGGTTAACTTTGCGTTCTCCCCAGAGTATCAAAAGGCTATTGAAGCCAAGGTTATCTCGGTACAACAAACTGCTAAGGCAGAGCAAGACCTACGACGAATTGAAGTAGAGGCTAAGTCCCGGATTGCTCAGGCAGAAGGTGAAGCTAAGGCTATTGCGATTCAGGCAGCTGCTATCCAATCAAATGGTGGTGCTCAATATGTCCAACTGCAGGCCCTGGAAAAATGGAATGGAGTACTTCCCACCATGATGTCTGGTGCTGTTCCATTCATTAATGTAACTCCACCCCCAGCAAAATGATTACCCGAGCCCAAGCCAAAGAATTAGTCATCAAGAAGAATTCTGCGGCGCTGATTAAAATCATTCGGGCATCAAAGGCAGCTATCTTCGCACAAGGAAGAGGCTGCTTTATTGATGAATACGGAGTTGATTACGTTGATCCCAAGAGAAACATCCGGGATGCAATTGGTGTGCTGGTACCATTTTACTCAAATGGAAAACTGAAGCGGCATTATGGGTTGATCTCCGAAGAGGCACAGAAGCCTATTGTCCGTGTGATTCAGAAAACATACCATGTTGAGATCAATATTCCAAATGAGTACAATAGGTTTGTGAGAACTTTGCAGGAACTGCAATACATCCATGACGAATGCTTTGATGATAACAAACTGGAAATGTCTAAGTTCTTAGACCGATGCCAGAAACTTGAAGAAAGAATTGTATGCTAGAACGTGATGAAAACGGCCGACTAAATCCAATCGAAGAAATCAATGGACTTTGGTATTTTTGGAACGAAACTTGGGCATTTTCCCATGGTCCTTACAAAGACAAAAGAACTGCTGAATCGGCAATGGAAGCATACTGCTTGACGTTAGACGGACCGATTGAGCCATAATTTACACATATTCCTCACTGTAGTATAATAGACCCATACCGAAACACAAAGGAAAAATATGACTAAAGATACCGTTGAACTGCAAATCCAAGAAATGGAAGCTGAAATGGCTAAGGTTGCTGTGGCTGCACAAGTTGCGTTACTACACCAGGCTCGGCTGAGTCTCAAGAAGGCTCGTGTAGACATTAAAGCTGCTCTGGGCGACACGGATGTCGGTCATCAATACCTTTCGGATCTGGCTGACATGATTGAAGAACTCGATCACGACTGTGCCGATCTGTGCTATAACGGAGGAATTTGATCATGAACAAAATCTATTATTACGCCAATGTGCTGATCGGGGTGCCTTTGCTTTTCATTGTGGCATTCAGTATGAATATGTGGAAGCTGACCAAACAGGCATTTCGTTGGTCTGTTGCTGAGACAAAAAGCGCATACCAAGAAAATCGTCGGCACTACAAGATGTAATTTACACATATTCCTCGTTGTAGTATAATAGACTCATACCGCAAAGGAATTGAAATGTTACCGACTATACTTGCAACAGTCCGTGTGTATAATCAAAACTATACGCCCATGAACGGCCAGGACTTTCAAATTTCAGAAGAACGAACCGTGGAAGTACTTCAATTGAATCTGAATTCTTCTGGTATGCGTGTTCGCTTTAATGATTCTTACCAAGGCAAAACTAAAGTTGTGACTCAGGATATAGGTATTGATGCATTCTTTGCACAGTATGCAATTGTCCGTCTTTAATTTACACATATTCCTCATTGTAGTATAATAAACCATCTTCTGAAACAAAGGAAAAATCATGGTCTCCAAGGAACAAATCATCTCTCTGCTTGCAACCAACGACAAGGCTGTTGCCCGTGCCTTGGTTGCCCTGAATGACCGTCAGACTGCAGACGAACAGCAAAACCAATCTACTCGCCTGGACAACGGTATGGGTTTCAAACCCTGCCATGCTCGCATGGGTACCTCGATGGCTGAATTCTTCCAAAAGAACGGTTACCTCTCTCCCAAGCAAATTGCCTACTGGCGCAAGGTTGATGCCAACGGTTCCATGCGAATCGGTTGCTACTGGAAACAGTTGATGGAAGTGGCTGCTGCTAAGGAAGCCACAAAGGCTCAGGTTCTGCCCAAGTTCCTGGTTCCCGGTGGTTTTCGGACCAAACTGATGAACGAAAAGGTTGAACTCGAAGAAACCCTGGCTGCATACAACGAAGGTGCTTTCGGTGATGTCTCTGATGAAGCATATGATCGTATCTTCGGCCGTATGGAACAAATCTCTGAGGCACTGGAAGAACTTGATCGGTGCGAATACAAGATGCGCCGTGACGGAATGATGGTATGATGCTCACACAAGTCAAGAAGCACAATGGGATCGTGTTCTACGGTTATACATACGGAACCAATCCCACTCCCTATTGGTCAATGAAATATTACGAGGAAACATGTCCCAGCCCAGCCCAAGCAAACGAACGAGTTTACCAAATCCGTTCGCACGATTTTCACCCTCCGATTCCAGTGTTTCTGCCATGAGCCCCTTTGAACTTGGTTATTCTGACGGTTATCATCGTCATGCTAAATCCAATCCGTTTGATCTGGATTCTGTTCCGTACACTGAATATGAAAATGGTTACAAAGCTGGCGGGGCTGTCCGCACACTCGGAGGATTGATGTGATTACTTATCTGAAACAAATTTTCTCGAAAGAAAAATACAAAATCGTTGCCGTGATTCACATGAAGTCTGGCAAGAAATACAAAGTACCCTGTGATGTATTGAATTTCAAATCCACAGATGGAGTATTGACTTCATATTCATTTGAAGGTGCAATGTATAAAGCATTCCGGTTCATGAACATGAACGAAGTTGAATTCATTGCATGTGAATCCTATTCTCGCTTTGGAAGGTACTAAAATGTACAAACTACTAATCATGATTCAGCTCGGCTCGAGCCATTCTTCTCAACTTGCTTCGTATGATTCTCAAGTAGATGCCGACCTGGCTTTTCTGTTGATCAAAAAAACGAACAACGCTTACAATTTTACCGTTACTAAACTTTACAAGGAATGAAAATGACCACAACCGCACAAAATGCCACTCTCGGCGACCTGCTCAAAGATACTGTGGTGACCGTAAAGTTCACCAAGGTATCTGACGGCTCTGTTCGTACGATGGCTTGTACCAAGAACTTTGCCCTGATTCCGGCAGCGGAATATCCCAAGCAGGATTCTCTCCCGGCCAAGATCAATGAAGAAATTCTGAAAGTCTACGACATGGAAAAATGCTCTTGGAGGTCTTTCCGCAAGGATTCTGTTATTTCATACGAGGTGTAACATGGACTTTATGCATCTGAAGCAGACAAAAGAACTTCGTGATCTTCGAGAACGGAACGAGGAACGCCTGAAACTTGCCAAGGAAAAGCTTGGTGATAAATGGCTCCTGCATCCTACACAGCAGATTCCCCGAAAGTCACTGAATCTAATTAAATAACAAATACCATCTTATGATGCATATCTGAAGGTCGAACCCTGTAATAAGGTGATGATGCCGGAACTCTTGTGTGGATAACGGAAACGTAGGAGCGGAGATAAGATGGGATTTTGTTAATTGGCAGCAACTTTGTGATGGTGCTGGATAGAGTACTGGAGACAAGGTTATGAAAAAGAAACGCAATTATGAGAATGGGATAGACTATCCAAACGACTTTACTCAGTCCGATTTTTTGGACTCTGTAAGTTGTTCGGAGCTCATTATGGATACTGTTCCAATGGCTCTGATGTCTATGTTTGAAGATCCAAATGCGGCACCTGTGTCAGAATCGAAATTTGCTGCACTTGAACCAGCCGAAAATATTTGGGACACACCGAATATAACTCGGCATGATAAGCTGAATAAATAGAAAAGAATGGTAGTAAACTGATCGTAAGAAACGATTGCAACACCCGGGTGCAATTCCCGGCAGCTCCACCAAAAGTATTTTGAAAAATTGATTCCGTAGGACTTGCAAGGAAACGCGGAAAAGATTGAGCACCGTGCTCTGTAGTCATTCACGGCGAGTTACGACTACCAAAATACTTTTGATGGGGCTGACTTAGGATCGACTGCGAAAGAAGTAATATTGTATTGGCTACTCGTCACGGATAGACGTAAAAAGCAAAAACGCAATTAAATGCAAACGAAGAAAGATTCGCTCTGGTCGCATGATCAAGCTGAGGACTAGAAATTGTTCCTTATCATCCAAACAACAAACTAGATGGGGCCTTCGGGCTCCATTTTAGTTTCAGTCATAGCTTACATCTGATGTAAGCCAATTCTGTAATGGATCGCGCGAAGGACCAGATGAATGAATCATATTGAAGTCCATTGTAAGATCTTCCATGCCATCTGAAAATGCTCCAAACGGAGTCATATTTTCCATGATGTAGGCTTCGTTCTTCTGTGCCAATAGGTGCCGAATATTCACATTGGTTATATCGGCAAACATAGATTGTTTTGATAACCATCCGAAGAGCCACAAGCAAGTAGTCAAGTCATCATTGATATTCGTATCTGATGCCTGATATGAAACACCCTTTTGCTCAAATACATTCAGCTCTTGGATGATGTCAAAAGAATTAAGAATAAGTACTTCACCTTCTACCAATTCCTTTAGCACAGAACAGCCAATGGACTTCACTCGTTTCGTAGTTCGTACACCAGGATAACCATTGCCCTCGGTTACATTTTCTTTCACTGTGAAATAGACGTTTGCATACTCAAATTCGTAAAATATAGTATTAGCAATTTCCTGTCCGGCATCGTTAATTTCAATCAGACAATATGCGTCATTATACTGCTTAACGGTGTTAATGATCATGAAAGGATACGTCGTCAGTCCAATGGTGTTGTCTTTGAACGTAGCAGCGACTCGGTACGGTGTAGTAGTGATGTCGAATATAACGAATGCGGAAAAGTCTAAATGCTGTCCCCGCGATGTATCTACTGTGCAAGCATATGAATGACCCTTTTGTGGCTCTTCATAGATCTTCAATCCCCCTTTGATAAACTTCGGATCAAAAAATGGTATTGTAGCCATTTTCTCACCAGAGATCAGAGTCTTTGAAGAACCGTGGAAGGTACAGTCAATTTCCTGTGCTGCCTTTACTGGTCCAAGATTTTTAACCTGTTCATCATACCAAGCCTGATCGCGGTCTGGGTGAGCTGACCAAGGAATGTTGAGCGGCACAAATCCGTTTCGCCCAGCATTAGCCTCTACCCAGATCTTGTAGAACATATTCATACCCTTTGGTGTAGAGGATATGAAGATCTTTGTTTCTTTACCAGAAGAAAGTACTGGGAACACAGAAGTCATGAATTCTTCTGCTATGTTGTTTGGGATAAATGCAATTTCGTCGACATATACGTGGGTACAAGATTGACCCCGGATAGCATTAGGTGACGTAGCAGCCGTAAAGATCTTTGAGTTGTTGTCTAGTTTGATAGAACCTTTGTTCCACTCAACTACACCCTGCTGAATCCAAAACGGTAGATTTTCATATGAGAACTGAATACGAGAAAGAATTTCCCGTGCCATTGCTGCCTTATTGGCAAGGATAGCAATGTTCTTGTCTGAATTGAACAGGATTACCCAAAGGAAATAAGCTGCGGTAGTAATCGTCTTACCCATCTGCCGAGCAGTAAGCACCACCGCTTTTCTGTTCTGGTGGTAGGTAAGAATGATGTCTTCTTGAAACGGATAGAGGCCGAACGGCACAGTTCCGCGGTCAACGTTAATGACCTTGACATACTTCTTGATGAAGTAAACTGGATCTTTAGAACACTTTATCCACTCGTCTACCTGCTCTGAGGTAAATGAGATTTGGACACCAGAAGCCTTTAGGTTAAGTTGTCCATTATAGCATTCTGGTCTAGTAGCCATTAGATATTACGCGAAACGCACAAGTCCAGTAGTAGAGTTGTTTGCCGGCATAGTGAGAGTCAAAGTACCGTTGGTGATCGTTTGAGCCGTGAAAGTATGAACCGACACTGCTTTATTACCCTGAGTTGAGTTATAAATCAGAACACAATCAAATGATGGTCCAAGAGTACCAGTTACAGTCCATGCAATGGAAGCAGACAAGGTTGTGTAAGCCGTACCTGTGGAGGCAGATACTGGAGTTGATGCCGGAGCAATCCAGGTAACAGCAACACCACCTGCAGTATAACCAGTCACTGGGGTAACTTCGGATGCCGAGACTGCTGTATAGGTAGCAGTAGTAGCATCAACAGTACCAGTAGCTTGGAAAAGCGCGGCCTTGAAGACGTCAGCAGTGTTGATTGTGCGTGCTGGATTGGTAGCTGTTAGGACGTGTTGTCCGGTTAACAGCTCAGTTTTAAATGAGGTGCATATTGCCTGAGTATTTGCCAAGGTGTTCTCCTGATGGGTTTATTCTTATTTAATCAGTTGGCGAACGCAGAACCAAAGACACCTTGTTTAAGGTGCATCTGAACGTCACGTTTAACTAGTTCTTCACCTAGCCAGTATTCTTGCCAAGACACAATCTCTGTGTCATTTTCGTGCGAACCTTCTTTGTAGGTGCAATCTTCTGAGTTAATTTGTCCGTTTGGTGTTGTGATAATCATAATAATCCTTGTTAACCGCCTGCAAAAACATTTCTAGATCCGGCTGCAGACACATCGCCGCAATCTATATCATCCCCAATTCTGTGAATTGGCTTTCCTTCTATTGACACAGTGGAAGAACCAGTAGAGGCTTTCCCATCATGTGAAGATGTGCCTAACGAATGAGTTGGATAATGTGCTCCAACCACCGTGGCTAGTATACTATTTATGGACACGGTAGACTGTCCTGCTGTATCCGCGGCTCTGGGTTCATAACCATGACCTGCCGATTTGTCTACACCTACCCGGGTACATGCTGGCATTATGCTAATTCCTTCTTAACGGCAGCCTTCAGTGCTAAGTTGGAAGCCGTATAGTTATAGTGGACAACGAGTTCATTCACCTGAGTCTTGGTCTCTAGAAGCAGTTCATCATAGTAATTTACTACAACATAGAAACTCTTGTTCTGGACGGCAGGAGCTGTATATCGTGTGATTCCAAAGTATTTATCGGGAAGATCTTTGAATCTACTCACGGTTTGGACATTTTGATCCATATCGATGTATTCTATAGTCCGTTCAAAGACGTCATCAGCCTGACCTGTAGCATACACAGAATTTCCTACGGCATATAGATCCACACCTGGTAGTGGTTTTGAGAATGCATAAGCCGTGACTGGATATGGAGCAACCCAAGAAGTGGTGAATGGAACGAATTCCGTGGCTTCCTGAGTAGTGCCTGTAATTTCTGGGAAGTCACCAATAACATGCATGACCCCAGTCTGTACTTGAGACTGAGAACCAGACAGAGCAACTTGACGTTCTGGATATACTCCACCAGGTCTTACAATAGACTGAACACCAGTAATTGGCGTACCTGTAATCTGACCACCGGTTGTTCCAATTGTACCAGCAAGAGCTGTAATTGTATTAGAACCTAGCAGTGCAGATTCGGTGTTGAATGAAGCAGGAGAACCAGGTGTAACTGTGGACTGAGCACCAGTCAGAGCAACCGAGATCTGTTTAAGAACATTGCCGAGAGTAGCAGAAGAACTTACACCAGTAAGAGCAAATATTCTTGATGCGGTTAGCGAACCAGCAGAAGAATTGATCGTAGCTGATGTCAGTGGTATGAATGCTCCCTGAAGTCCAGTTACAATTCCAGTAGATACAGTAGACTGAGAACCAGTAAGAGCAATATTGACTATCTGTGCAGGTACTTCAATACCGGTAGATACAGTAGACTGAACACCGGTCAGTGCATAGGTATTAGTCTTGGCAATAGAACCAGAAGAAACTGTGGACTGAACACCAGTAAGTGCTGATGATGCTACCGCAGCTGCTGTAAGAGTTCCTGCCGTATTGGTAGTTTGTTTACCTGTAAGTGCTGTAGAAGTTACCTGAGCACCAGTTAGAGTTCCAGCTGATTCGGTAGACTGAACACCAGTAAGAGCAGTAGAAGTTACCTGGGCTGTGGTCAGAGTTCCAGCAGATTCTACTGATTGTACACCAGTGAGTGCCTTACTGACCGTCTGAGCATCTGTTACAGAAGAAACAGATACTGTAGACTGAACACCAGTGAGTGCTTTAGATACCCCTTGAGCAGAAGTTAGAGTTCCAGATGTAACTGTGGACTGAATGCCATTCAGTGCAGTAGAGGTTACCTGAGCAGAAGTAAGAATTCCAACCGAAGCTGTAGATTGGAAACCAGTTAGGGCTGTGGTAGTTGTCTGTGTTGTTCCGACAGATCCGGTAGCCGCGGTAGATTGGAAACCAGTTAGTGCTCGGGTGACTGCCTGAGAACCAGTAAGAGTTCCTGTGCCTGCTGTGGACTGAACACCAGTAATAGCAAAAGTTATTACCTGAGAACCGGTTAGAGTACCAGCAGATTCAGTAGATTGGGCACCAGTAAGTGCTCGGGAAACGGTCTGTGTCCCGGTTAGAGTTCCGGTAGATGCTGCTGATTGGAAACCAGTCAGAACTGTGGAAGTTGCCTGGCCAGTACTAAGAGTTCCAGTAGAAACTGTAACTTGTTTACCGGTAAGTACAGAAGTTTGAGCTGCGCCACCAGTAATGGTGCCTACTTGAGCTGTAGATTGGAAACCAGTAAGCGCTTTAGATACTGCTTGAGTACCAGTAAGAGTACCTACCTGAGCTGTAGATTGGAAACCCGATAGATTGACTGTAATGTCGCCTGATACGACATTTAGCCCACCTAGTGAGAACGAACCTAATGAGCCGGAACCAAAAGACATTTAGTCCTACTTTCCGATAAGTTCGTTTAGTTTTCTATTTGTTTCGGCCAATTCAGCTCTTAGAATTTCTATGATCGACTTCATTTCTACCACTTCTTTTGCAAGCTCCACGGCAGAAACCATAGCAGCATTGCCGTAGGCAACAGAAAGATGTTCACCATCTAAAACTGCTTCTGGAAGAAGAGTTTGCAAGCTCTGAGCTGATACACCAACCTGTCTTAAATCATTATCAATCCGAGTATAAGAACCGTGTTTGATGTCTGCAAGTTGTTCAACAAAGTTAGTAGCAAGAGGAGCCCAGTCTTTCTTTAATCTTTCATCTGAATATGCTGTTACATTGCCTGTAGCAACAAAGCTGCCACCCGCATTAACTTGAGCACCATCGCCACAAAGTTGAACTGTTCCATTAGATAAATTCCATGCGAATGGTCTAAATGTATTCCACGATGCTGTGTTTGCTGCAGCTTGTGTAGTTTGAACAGCGGATGATAGTAAGTAAACATTAGATCCATCATTACGTATCATTGCATTGTACCACGTCGAAGCAGAACCGGCAACTGCATGGAACTGTCCAACTGATGGAGTTCCTGATCCAATGAAGACCGTACCTGTATATGCATTGGCAGTATTCAGAGCATTGGCAGTTGCCGCAGTACCATCAATAGATGTAATGCCAGTAAGAGCAATAGCAGCCGAAGCTCTGTTATGAGCAATAGATGTGGTACCAATGAAAAATGTCGCAGAAGGTGCTACATAGTTAGTACCTGCAACAAAGTTTGCAGCACGGTAATCTGATGCATAATTAGAATTAGCAGAATTGTCGCCGGTATTTGTACCTGAACTTGAACCAGAAAAGTTGGCTGAATTGAATGTTCCAGCTACATAACCACCTGCAGTCATGACACCGGTCGTGGGAACAAAAGATAACTTTGTTCCGGATGTCATTATTGCCTGTGCTCCACCGTTACCAATAGAAGATACCCAGACAGGATAATATGAAGCAGATGCAACAACGTTGTCAGAGATGTAAGATGAGCTCGATACGCCGGAAAAACCGGCTGTAAGTCCTGATGCAACACCAGTACAGTTAGTTAGTACACCCGATGCTGGTGTACCTAGAGCACTATTTGTTGTTAGGGCACCAACTTGAGCTGCCGTAGGTGCAGACCAAGCACCATTACCGTTCAACCAAAGAGCCGTATTTGAAGCACCCTGTGTAGTAACAATACCAGAGGTTGTACCGTTCAGTGTTGCAATATTATGAACGTGATCTGATCTGGCAACCAGTGTAGAAGTACCAACAGCTGCTGTTCCAATAGCGGCCGGGGCAGCAGTAGCTAATTGACCGATCTGAGCATTTGAAATTGTAGCTGTCACTGTTTCAAATGCTGTTGCCTGGAAGCCAATAGACCAACCAGAATTCATCAATACAGTCCGGCCATTATATCCAACTAAACATTCAGTCACAAAAATTTGTGGATACGACCAAACAGTTCCGAGTTCACCGATGTAAATCACGGCCTTGCCTCCAGCGGTGTAACCTAAACGAACTGTGTAGTTTAAGTTTACACCGGCTGGAGCTGTTATATAAGCAAATGGATTGTTTGCCCAAGTATTTCCTGTAGCATATGCATAACCGCCTGCATCAACCTCAAATGCTGTATTAGCTCCATAAAGATAAATTTTTATTTTTACCCGCATCATAGAGTCTAACATACCTACGGGTAGTGTAATTGCTATAGCACCGGTCTGAGATGAAGTATTTGTTACATAATAGCCGCCACCTGGATTGACTGTTCTTGCATATGACGTATCTGTAACACCACCAGCACCCATACGGAGTCCACCATTGGACATGAATGTACCAGCAACAACTTCTGTATTACCTAGACCTGCCGTAATTTCTGTATTAGCATTTCTTACACCAACTGCTGGATCAACCCAATAACTTCTGATGCCACCTGTATTGATCAAGTTGGCACCAGCATCCTGGAGTGTAAACATTCTAGAGATACCAAGGCCGGCAGCAGCTGTGCCTGTTGATTTTCTGATTATCTGTGAGCCACTTGGAACATCCGTAGTACCAGCAGATGAATAGACCGAACGATAACCATCGCCATTGATAGAGAATATAGGTGTTGCATATGCATTTCTGAACACAAAGCCGCGGTTCGTACCGTTGGTCATTGTGAAATACATGTTGTAATCCGATGTACTTTCACCAGGAATTCTACCACCATATGTAGTATCAGCAGAGGTTGACATCATCATACCATAGCTAAGAGCGGAGCCACCCCAGAAACCGTAACCGTAGTTATTGGCAGCTTTTGTGTATATGCCGTTGGTATTGAATCCATGAGTTATACCATCGGTAGAACCCGAAGCATACATCACAAGTGTACCGGTACCAGAATTCGTAATAGTTGGAATGCCTGCACCGTATACACCACCCCAGGAAATATTCAAACCAGAGTTCAGTGTGAGACCTTGTGTTCCGCGAACTGTCAATCCAGTATCAGTTACTTCGGCCGCAACAGCTGTATTCCAAAGTCCGGGTACCAGTTTGATAGTTTTGCTGGCAGCATTGGGGCTAATTATCATGTTGCCGATGCCATTGGTGATCAAAGAATCACCTGCAACTGCATTAGCTAATGCGCCAGCAAATAAATTTAAATTGAAGACGCCGCCGCCAGCAGTTGTATTTGTGAACGTAACTGGAGTTGTGTAGCTTGCATTAGCTCCAGACAGACTCATCGTAACACCATTGATGTTATATGGGAACGTAGTCTGCATGTTTGATGCGACTGTGAGCCAAGAATTCAAAGTTCCGACACCGGAAGCATTAGTCCGAGCAAAGTATAGCAGACCGTTAGCAGGTGCCATCCCAATTGTCGAATATGTGGTGTTGTCTGGCTTCAGTGCCATAACAGAATACGATAATGCCCAACCAGATGTTGCATCCGAGAAACCACCTAGCCATGCACCAATATTGCCAGCTGTAACCAAGTTAGTGGCAGACGCTGTAAGAGAACCGATCGGTAATGTACCGGTAAGACCTGCAGAAGATATTCTAAACTTTTCGGTAGTTGTTCCGTTTACCCCATTACCGGTCTGGAATCCAATCGCAGTTGCTTGGTTGTAGATCTTGATACCAGAATTGTATACGTTAGCATCAACTGCACCAAGATCAAGATAACCACCTTGAGCAGTTACACCATAACCACGTACGGAACCACCATAGGTCTGACCAAGTACGTTGTCGGTTAGATAAAGTCTGGCTGTAGCAGCTTCATAGATTGTAACGCGGCCGTTGGTGCCCAAACCGGTAGAAGTATTGACACCCACATTACCAGAGCCATCAACGCGGACACGCTCGGTATTATTCGTACCGAAAGTCAGCGGAGTATTTGCTCTGTTCCAGACGTAAGTCATTGCAGAGTCTTGAATGATGTCAAATGATGCTCCAGTCAACGGAGTTGATCCATGTCCGGCCAGAGATAGATAAGAAGATTGACCAGTAATAGAGCGAACAGCTACCACATTTGGACCAGCTGTGGGCACAGAAACATCTAGTTTATAAACAGGAGAAGCCGTACCGATACCGACATTGCCACCGTACTGAGCAAGTTTGATTGTTCCAGTATCTAGCACTTCAATGCTTGGCATACCAGAGATGTCATTCACCGAGAAGATTGAACCAGACAGAGTATTAGCGACAGAGAATAGTTGACCAGCCGAACCTTCTAAAGAAATAGTTCCTGACTGTGTTGGATAGACTCTAAGTGAAATTGGGAATGGACCCGTAGACGATGTGGCACCGGTAAAGACAATCTTGGGGTCATCTGTGGCCGATCCCACATTCGGAGTGATTACGATGTTTTTGTCAGTAAGTGCCATGTATAAATCCTATTGCGTATGCTATATTTAATTCAAATTCCGTACCGACCTCTAAGTGCATAAAAGTTCTGTTTGACCTCGTCTGGAAGTAATGCTCGTGAGTAGATTGAGAACTGACCGAGTTTTCCCGAGTAAGTGGCAAAAGTACCAAGTCCTGCAGCCATGAAAGCATTCGTATATCCTGCAGTAGTAAATGCAGTCTGTGTTGCATTGATACTTACTGAGCTATTAAGAACACCATTTAGATACACCAAGACTTTTGGTACACCAGATGTAGTAGAACCGAATCGGTCAAATACGACACAGACGTGATTCCACTGAGTATTCGTAAAGCCACCGACCCAGTTTATCTGACCTTCTAGATACGTGGGTCCAATGAGGTAATAGATACCATCAGCACCGATACCGAATCTGAATCCATTGGCATCCGCAGTATTTGAGTAAAGCAGACCTTGACCTACAGCAGTAGGAGCATTCTTGACCCAAGTATTGAAAGTGAAAGAAGCCAGAGCTGGTATAGGTGAAGGGAAGACCAAACCGACCAACGCAGAAGTTCCATTCAGACCAACATTAGAAGAGAAGTCAAAACAATTTGCTGCTCCATCTACTATCACAGGTGGAAAGCGCCGGACAGCTACACCAGATGATAGTCCCATAAGATCGGTGATTGTTGAACCACAATTGTTTTGAAGTTGAGCAATCGTAGGTTCTGTGCCGTCCTTTAGATCTACACGAGGTTGGAACATCTCTATTGCTGAGGTTGCGTCTGTGCCGTAATAGAAGAATGCACGGTGACCCATTGCAGTTGCATTAGATGGAAACTTCACATCATTGGGAACATTGCCACCAAGAGTGGATAGTTTAGCCGTTGTAGAGTAAACACCAGATTCAGCATGTGCCGTAGTACCAGTCCATGTAGATGGGAATATGTGACCGACGTAAAGATACCACTGATTTAGGACTAGTCCACCAATACCAACATAATGCCAATAAGGATTTGTTTGGGATGCACCAGTACCTAGATCAAATGTATCACCCGTTCCATTTGTGTGTAAACCGAAGTAAGATGTTCCGGTAGTGGTTGCTGATATTCTACGAACCCAGACAGAGAATCTATATAGTTTCGTAGGATCGGCAGGGATAGTTCCGCCACCTTGATCCCAACCACCGTCTGCAGTGTTTAGTCCATCAGTCATACATTTCCAAACCATGCTTGAATTTCCCCATGGGTCTGTATCAAGTAGTCTTGTGTTTTCTGCAACAATAGAAACCATAGGATAACCAGTTGTCCCACCTGTACCTGCTGTCCAATAGTCCCATCTAATGAGAGAACGATTGCCGACATTGGATTCAACAGAAGCCGGGTCAACACAGCATATTACATCTGTACCCCAGACAGGATCTGCCCCAGTTGTTATACTCATATTCCGTACCTTCCGCGAAGAGCAGTGAAGTTCTGTAGCACTTCATCGGCAGACAATGCTCTAGAATAGATTTTTGCTGCAGATATTTTTCCATTGTGGCCGGTACCAGTTTCTGCCTGTTTTCCAATCCGAACGGAATATCCGGAACCGGCTGGCATTAGACCGACCTTGGCCAGTGAAGAAACTTGTACTCCATTTGCATAAAGTCTCATATTGATACCATCGTATGTCCCAACGAGATTTATCCAGGTATTCAGTGCAGGTGTGTAAGATGTTGTTGTATCTGACGCACCAATGGTATGAACAAGCCACTGTATAGATGTCACGTCTGGATTATAAAAAATCCACCTGTCTGCGGTATCACCCAACTGATGCCAATCTGAGAATACTCGATTGCCAGCAGTTATAGATGCAAAATAAATCCACATATCTACTGTGATGACCCCAGTAGGTTTGATAGAAGTATTAGAACCACAATCTATAAAATCTGAACCACCAAAAGAAAAAGTACCATCAGATGCATATGTGAGACTAGTGGCTGTGAGAGTATTATTGCCTGTCAGATCAACGAGTGCTTGTGTATTAGTTCTGATACCAGCTACATATGGGCTCAAGTATAAATTCTGCTCAAACTGAATGTCATATGCATCAAATGTCTGATTCAAGAATGTAGCATCTGGAGCTGCTAGTCCAAAGTTAGCATATGCTCCCAAAGTAGGGCTGGTTGCATAGTTGAAATTTTCCGTGAGTTGGTACCAATCATTTCCAATTGCCACAGCTGATGTTGAATGCGTGGTGAATGTATTATTTGTTCCTTCTGGGTTACCCTTCGATGCATCAATGTACCATGCCGCCGCAGCACCAGGACCGTTGTACTTGATCTTACATGAGTAAGTATAGTTCACACCCGTAACCAAGCCGGTGCAATTTATTCTTGCTCGCGGAGTTGTGCCGGAAGCTGTTGTGATGGTGTATCTATTTACAGTTCTGGGTTGTCCAGCAGCATCAAGAGCAGTAACAGAGACTGGACCGGTACATGCAGTGTACACCGTTGAGACAAATGGTACAGTAGCAATTAGATTAGTCGTTGGAGCACCTTTCCAAGACTTCTGAGTATTGGACATATCCGTGTAAAGCACCAGACCGTTAGTAACTATAGAGGGAGAATGAATTAAACTCATAGTCCGAATCTCCCACGGGTTGCCGCAAAATTCTGTGTTACTTCCAATGCCGATAATGCTCTATTGTAAACTCGTGTAATAGCAATAGAACCATTGAAAGGATAAGAAGATGCAATCGTTGCAGCAGAGCCACCATAACGACCGATGTACTGATTAGTTTGTCCTGTATTCATTAAGCCCGTGACTGCATTTTGTGCCACCAATTTGCCGTTAACATAGATTGTCTTCAATCCAGATCCCACAGTTGTTACTAGCTGATTCCAGACACCAGCAGTGACATATGTCGCAGTAACAATAGAAGAATCTTGTGGTGTCAGACCTATAGTTCTAAAGTAGAAATTGCCCGAGACATCTAGAAAATTAGAATACTGAGTATTCACCTGACCCTTTTCAAATAAGAATCCAGACTGCAGTGTTAGAGTAGGTTTGAACCAAGTTTCCATTGTGACTGACTGAGTATCAAATGCGGTCGAAGTTGGCCATTCTACCCAATTTGATGATCCATTGTAAGAGTAAGTACCATCTGATGCATAAGTTAATGCCCCAGCTCGGGTAGGAATATTTGTGTTAGTCATATCAACTAAGCACTGCTCTGTAGTTCTGAATCCGGATGCTTGGAATGGACTTACATTAGGTGAGGCTTCTATCTGTGAGCAAGCAAGGTCCCAAGAGGATGCGGCATAAGCTGCAATACCACCGGCAATTTCTCGGTTGATGTTATACTCCATGGCCGATGCAACTGAAGTACAAGTAACCGTGAAGAATACTCGAACCCAGCCGTTGTCATGGTATTGGACACCAGAATTGGTAATCGTTCCGATAGCAGTTAAAGCAACTGATGTAGCAGAAGTCCAGGTGATTGTGACTCCGTTATACCCAGAAGGTGCTCCGTATACATAACTTGTGAAGTTAATTTTCGTATCACCAGAGACCCATTTGAAAAATGTCGAGCATGTATACGGCATACCAACTGTGGGTATGTAAGTCCGAGTGTATGCCTGAGCACCAGCACCAACACCAGAATTGATATATCTATCGGCAGTAGTAAATCCAAAAGGATCCACACCAACATCGGTAGTCGTAGTTACATAGGTAGAAACACCCCAAGAATTGACTGAGGTTGGATAAGGGTGTAAATTTACGGTATTTGTTCCAGCAAATGGAGTGGCAAAAGCAGACTGCTCTACTTGTACATTTGCTATAAGGACATACCCAGCAGTTGAGGCAGATAACATGTAAGCTAGAACACGAGCATTAGTTGTACCTGCAGCTACATGGCCGTTATACACCAACCGTTGCCAAGTTCCTTTTTTAGTCAGATCGTAGTAGATACCAGATCCGGCCGCTGCCTGTTCATTGTACATAGCAACAGCAGTACCGGTATAATCAGGAGAGACATATATTTCCATCTGATATGAATACTGAGTACCAATGACAACGGTTATATCACGGCCGTGGTACCGATTGCCTAAGGTATATGCATCAAAGCGGAAACAAGTTTTACTTGGGTCTCGTGGATCTGTGACCCATGTACCGCCGGCAGAGCCATTTACTGGGTGGTAAGTTCTAGAGGCAAAGTCACCGTCTGCATACATGTTTTGCACGGGTTTACCCAAGAAAGATTTCTTACTGTTACCCATGTCGTGGTGTAGCACCAGACCGTTGGTAACTATTTGTGGGTTATATGAAGTGCTCATTCTTCTATAACCAGTTTATCTATATCTTGTCTCGTTCCGTTAACTGTGAAGAAGCAATCTATGGAGCCGAAGAGGTTTTCATTTCCAATGATCACGGTGTTATTCTGAATAGACTCGACATAGAGTTTTTGATGCTTACCTATAGGTGTAAGCTGTACGGTAATAGAATCTGGTTCAACCAGAGCAGTCCAATAGTCAGGAAGTTCAATGACTTCACCTTTTAGACGGCCGCGGACATAGACTCCATGTTCAGGACCTTCCAAAGATCCATATCGAAGTTTCAGGCCGACTTTAGTTGGGTGTGGGATCAAGAACGACTTAGATGCAGCAGAGAATGCACCGGCAATAGTCATATTACCTGATGTGGTATTGATAGCTGCAACTGGTGCGACACCAAATTGGCCGAATGTTATACCGCGGCCTGCTCCATTACCCATGCTCAATTTCATGGAGTAATCTGTAACTGGACCGTATACATAATCGGCGGCAGAACCCATCAAGATACTATAAGCACCAGTTGAATCCCAGAATTTATATCCGTTACCTACCGATGCAGGAGTATAGATAGAACCAGTAGTTGCATTACCACGAGCAGTAACAGTGGCTAATGTATCTGCTTCGGCTGTAAGATATGAACCAGCAGGCTGGGCGCCAATCGAGTTGTAAGAAATTGTTACAGCAGCAGAGCCAGTATAGGTAGAACCAGAAGCTGCACCAGTACCAGAATTGTTGAATGTTACGGCACTTGGATTTGGTAGAGTAGATGGAATATCTACCGTCATTGCTACTGTGCCGTCTTTGTCGGGCAAAGTCCAAGTTCTAGAAGCAGTAGACGCGTTTGTGAAGTAATTTGTGAATGTATTTGCAGCATTCTTCAAATTCAGCTTATACAGAGTAAGTCCCGGGACCCCACCAGTTGCATCAATGGAAGTTATAGCAATCTTCTCTGCATCTACTTCTGTAAGAGCAGCTTGTACATCAGTCGCCACAATATTGCCAGTTGGAACATAGCTGATAGCTGTGGCTGGGTGAGAATTTGGATCTGTCAGACCAGCCAATGCTCCGTGATTTGCCTGAGCAAGAGCTGTGATAGATGCTTTGGAGCCAATAATCTTTGTAACAGATTCAATACGGCACCGAGCTGTACCAGCAAATGCAGTACCAAATCTGTACACTATTTGATACAACGGTACGATTTCTTGGAAAGGCATTGTACCCCAAGAAAGCGAGTTTACTGATACTGCTTGAGCAACGGCAAGAGTGCCAAAGACTGCTTGGTGAGGTACCAAAATAATCTGTGTTGCAGCTGTAATAGATGGAACACCAAAGACCCAGTACACACCATAGTTGTTAACTGTATCTAGCACTGTCATCTGCCATGTAGCACCTGTGTACTGATTGTACATTGGAGTCGAGGCAGAATAGATAAGAGGAAGCGTCTGAGTAGAAATTGTCCAATCACCTGCAGCACCAGTTCTATTCATACAAGTATAGACTGTGCCACCTGGAGCTAGAGCTGTAGTTGTAGTAAATAGGTCTTCATCTGCCATGACACCAGATGCAATACCAAAGCGAATGTTTGCATCTGAAGGTGTTGCTAGAACATAACCAGAAGCAGCAAAGCCGGAAATTTGTTGAGTACCATCAGCTGCATGAAGCCGTGCATGAATCCATACATCGGTCTCTGCATGGTGGTGTTCTTTCATACAGATGCCGGTAGCAGTAGCCGCATCATAGAAAACATAAGCTACCGGAGCTGTGTAGTCAAGATTCCAAACCGTCTGTGATGCAACTAAAGTACCAGTCGCGTCATAATAGATAAACCAACCACCCTGAGTTGCTGGGTGAGCCAATGCTTGAGCACCGGTTTTGGTGTACTTAACTCCATGGACAAAGAAGTCGAAAGTGCCACCAGTAGGTGTGATTGTGACAGTCCGTGTCGCAGAAACATAACCCAGAGAAACATAGAATGCCTGAGCCGAATCTACTGGGAAACCAGACATCGGGCATTTGCCGGCCACAGTGGCAATTGATGGATAATCCGTATCTGCTACTGCCGCTCCAACTAAACCTGATGTAGCTTTAAGGACACCATTCAGAGAAGATGATAGAGTTGTTGCTCCATTTACAGTAAGATTTGCTACTGCCGCGGTAGCAACTAGGCCTAGACCGATCTTTCGAGTACCAGCAGCCCACGAAACTGCTGCATTAGCATTTGAAGATGCGTAGATAGTCGTCCGAGTAAGAATATTACCGGTGCCCCAAGTGCCAAGCCCCGTTTCCCAACCCCCTAGAGGTCGGCCGGAGGCGTCTATATCCTCTGCATAATATGTAAATGTGTCTCCATTTGCGGCGACCGTAGACGCCGCTCTATAGCCCGTAGTTGCACCCAGAAGAGTAAATGCTCCTGTACCTGTAGTAGTACTCGTTTCTTGAACTCTATCTGCAACAATTAATGCCATTATGGGGTCTCAGGTTTCTTTGATTCTAAATATTTATTGAACGCATTAGCACCAGCCCAAGCTAGCATATAACCGGAGAATAGGAATTCGGTGAGCAGTCCATGACGCGTCTGATAGATGATGATCCATGTCGACACGAGAAGGGAAAGTAGTTGTCCGAACTTAGATAACGAAAAAGTTCCATCTGCATTTGTGACGATCTGTGATGCATCAAATGTAGAATCTTTGATATGCCAAATTGCAAGGATAACAACCACGGCAAATCCGGCTAGGATAAGAATGATCGTTTCTATATTTAAGTTTAAATCTGCTAAGTTCATTTTGTCCCCATGAAGAATGGAATTGAAAGAATCACTTTATGAATCCAACCACCAATGGTGGTTTTATTCGTCATGGTCGAAACTGGTGCTGTCCATACGGCATCTGCATTTTGAGCTGCAGTTGGTATGGTCATTGAATCTATGATTGCTTTAATCTGTGCCAACTTAACTGAGTTAGCATCCATCTCAGTTCTGATATCTACAGGTAGAGTTGCAATAGTTCCCTGTAAAGTTGCCAGAGTACCTTCTACGGTATCGGTTTGAGTTTTTGCCAGAGTAGCATCTAGACCTGCATCTTTAAGAATCTTGCCAGCTGTATTTGCCGTGGTGTAAGTAGATAGATCCGTGTTCCATGGGTTAGCTGCTGCACCTACAGAGTCAAGTTTCTGGCCTGCAGTACCGACTCCATATGCCCCAAGATTGTTTGCAGACCAAACTGCATCTGCAACTTGAGCTACTGTGCCAATCCCACCACCAGTATTTGTAGTAATAGTAACGGCTTGCACTGGCTGAGAATAATTTATTCTGACGACAAAATTTCCAACTGTGTCAACAAATGGATCTCCACCACCCGCCACCAGAATAACACCACCAGTTACGGAAAGAGTGTGGTTTGTTTCTTGTGGTCTAATTCTCCAACCATTCTGAAGAAAAGCATATGTAGGTACTGAAGTTCCGGCAGTTGCATCAATAGGATCTCCACCCACAGTAGAAAACATAGGTAGATACTTTGAATTGTCTCCAGTCAGAAGCCAATCCACCCATCTGCTATATAGATCTAGAACAGATAAAGTTGTTGTCCCTGTCGAGAGTATGGCGAGCTTGTTTACGCCATCAAATGTTATTGCCACGGATAATCATACCTCAGTTATTTTTAATATTTAATGACGCAAACTAAAGGAGGCGCTAACCAAAGGCGCGCCTCCTTACTAGGTCAAATTATATTAGACGTATGAACGTTCGGTTTCACCGGTAGCAGATAGAGAAATTGCCTTGGAAGCGGTAAGAGTACCAGTCACAACCACAGGCTTAGATTTACCCGGATTACCAAGCACCAAGGTCACTGCAGCATCAGTACCACCTGTACGACCACCTTGCACGTTGCCGGTGTAATCATAAGTGAATGCAATCGAACCAGATGTAATTGTACCAGCAATTGGTGATCCAGCAGCATTATTCACAGTAACAGCCGTTGCAGTACCGTAGTTACCTGCTGGGTTAGTTGTGAAATACATGCGGTAGTAACCAGTGGATGCAGATGTGAGGTTAGCATTTGAAGAAATGATACCAGCAGAAGCATATGGATAGTCGCGGGTGGCGGCCGTGTTGTCATATGAGGTGAAGGTGTTGACATCAGAAGATGCATAACCCATCAAAGTCACACCAGTTCCACCACCATTTGCATTGGCAGGAGCATAGAAACCAGCTTTAAGAGCAGAACCCACGAAGTTTAGTGTCTGAGAAGCAGTCTTACCAACGATGGCACCAGCAGAAGCAAGTCCGTTGATGTTTGAGTTTTGACGAAGAAGGTATTGAACCTTAGTGTAAATTTGCTGAAGTGAAGCTGGGATTGGAGCAGCACGTTGAAGTGTGAACGAAGCACCAGAAGCAATACCAAGCAGACCAGTAGTAATTGGCACAGAAGATGCAGAGCCGCCAGTACCAGAGATTGTGTACACACCCTTAGCTGCGCCGTTATGAATAGTAAGAGTACCACCGTAGTAATCAGCAATTGTAATACCTGCAGCAGTTGTGGTCATTGTAACTGCTGCATTAGCACCAGCACCATCTACACCAGAGTAAGTACCAGCATCAATTACAATACCAAATGCACGAGGTGTACCTGTTGTATCAATGTCTCTGTTAAAAGCAGTTGGGAAGTACTTGACATTGATCATCGAATAGATAGATCCTGCATTACCACCGGAAGTATAAACACCTGGGTTAGCAGTGATAGCTACAACGAATGTATTGGTAGCAGCAGAAGAAACGGTATAGACACCGTTATAACCAGTAGGCACAACACCTGTGATGTTAACAATGTCACCTGCTACATAACCATGTGAGGTTGATGTAAATGTTGTAGTTGTAGCATTAGTCCAAACTGCTGTGGTAATTGCCTTTGCACCAGCAACAAATGTGTCATCCTTAAGAATGTCCAAATCTGTTTCATTTGAAAGCAGCACGTTAACAATGTTAGCGCCTGTACCAGTCTTACCAGTATCAGCCAACACAGAGTCTTTGTACTTTTTACCGTATTCGCGGACATAACCTTTGAAGAATGTCTGTGTGTTGAATGTCGTTGTAGCGGCATCAGCAGCAATATCACCATAAACCTGAACACCCTGGTTAGCAGCATCTGTATACAAGAAGTTTGTAGCTGCACCAGTTGACGTAGTTTGATAGTACAACTGAGAACCAGCAGAAACAGTACCCAGAGAAATAATACCTGCATATGTACGAGCAAGCGTACCTGCAGAGTTGTATTCTGACCAGCCGCCGTCTCTCATGTAACCACGTGAAGCATTAGAATCTATTACCGAGAATTTCCAACCGTTATATGTTGAACCGTCGGTACCCATAAGGAACTGTCCAGACAACACGTCCAAAGCGTAGAATGGGAATGGGAAATCATTATATGTGGCAGTGGTCCAAAGATCGACGAACTTTGAATATAGGGCCTGCCAAGATACACCGTCTTTAGCAACAAGATTACCTGCTACGTTAAGTGTGATGATCTTATTTGTTGTGTCTACTGTAAGTTCTGTACCTACAACTAGACCAGCTTTTGTCGTAATTTTTGCCATGAGTTAATGCCCCTTTATTTCTTATTGATTATTTAATGCTGCAATGAGAGCCGAATTGTCTTTGTATTCTTGTACATCTATTGAGTAGTTCGAATTGAAGTACCGTTTGATCTGTCCGCCTACCTGGATTGGATCCCCAGATGGCATAAACTCTGTGTTGTCATCTAACATAGTTGGGAAAACATCTTGGATAATCTTTCCAAGAAATTGTCCATCAGTTGATGAAATGATTTGAACTTTCATTATGCGTAATTCCTATCTATAAACTGTGCAATTGGTAATGAACCCGAGACCGATGGAAGTGTGTAGTTTCTAATATAGAATGGAACATATCCTGCTTTAAACACCCCAATATCTACCAACGAAGAAGAAGAATAAACGTAGTTGTAAGTTGTTCCAACATTAGCATCTATATTTAATTTCTCTGTAGAAGTACCAGCACCTAGAATAACGATGTCCGAACCGGTCTGAAGTCCGGTTAAAGTCAAAGTAATAGTATCTAAAGGAAGCAAAGTCTGTTGGAACACAGAACTTGTAACAGTAGGAATCTTAATAGCCTGAAGCAAGTTGGTTGCTGAATAAGTATTCGTCTTGACTTTGATCTTTAGTTTGAAACCCTGTGCTGCTGTGATACCGGTTTCTGCATGGATACCACAAGCAACAAATCGCTGAAGTGTAGAAGCAACACCAGCAACGGACAATGTAATCTGATTTGCTGTGTTGATTGAAGCAATAGTTGTACCAGCAACAAATGTAGTTGGTAGAGTTGTAGCATAGACATAGTCACCAACTTTTAGACCGTATGTAGAAGACACACCGGTAATAGTAGTTGAGGCAGCATTTGCAGATGTAGTGGCAAGAGTATAAGTACCAGCAGCAAATGCAATGACTTGGACACCATAAGTTCCAGGGCCACCCTGAGGTGCATCAATGATACTTGTGATAATTGTGTTAGCAGTCACACCTGTACCAGAAAGAATACAACCTTCGTACAGAGTACCTGAAGTCACAGCAGTAACAGTAAGAATATTGCTTGTGATTGAACCAGTCACAACAGTAGAAGTTGGAGTTACTTGATTGACAACGGTAAGAGCACCAGCTGTAATTGACCATGTAGCATTACCTCTAGCCGCATTAAACCAAACATTACCCCAGTTGGCAGAATATCCTGCACCTTTATCTATCTTATAGAAGATATCATGATAGTATTGGTTAGCCGTCATTATAACTGGTCTAGTAGCAGTATAAGGAGCAGTTGCCCCATAGGTAAATCTAGAATGACCAATGATCCAGTCAGGAGTGGTAAATTCTACGTCATCACCAATATTCAACATAGCAATTGTGCCAGTTGAAGTAAATCCAGAACCAGCATCTAATTTGTTAACTGTGTAATAGTTGACCGAAGTCTGCTCATTCATCTGAATTGCTATAGCACCTAGTACAGGATTTATAGTTCCACCTGATGCCCAGACACCAGGATTCTTTGTCATAGTTACGGCAAAAGTCGTAGCAGTAGGAGCCGGAGAAGCAAGCACAGTAAATGTTCCATTGAATCCTGAAGTCATTTGATATGATGTTGGGGCAACGGCAGATGAAACTGTATTAGCAATAGTTACTTTATCACCAGCAACAAATGGATGACCAGTTTGAGTAGTAAATGAGCAATATCCAGCTACGTTCCAAGCTGTACCGGTAACTACAGTGTATGTAAATGGTGTGAAGAAGTCCTGGAAAGTATGACCATAGATAGCGGTCTGGCCGGTCGGCAGTGCAGAAGTAAATGCACCGGTTGTCTGTTGAGCAGATGATGCTAAATACATAGTCCCATTGGTAGCAGCAGCAATGGCGGCAGTTAACTGTCCGATATATTGACCAGAAGCACCCCAGATTAAAGTATCTTTAGCGAGAGTTACGTTACCCGAGAATGTCAAAGCAGTAGATGCTGCTGTTGCTACAGTCAATGTATTTGGAATCTGATTACCAAACACAGCCCCTATTTTCTTAGCAGTAGTATTCAGTGAAATATTGTTGTAACCAAGATTAGTAGCTGTAGCTGGAAGAGCTAGTCCCCATACATCTTCCCATTGCAAATTGCCGTATGAGTTATCAATTGCAGATTGAATACCAAGTCTCAGAAGTGTGGTGTAAACTTGCTGGATTCTAATATTGTTGGCACCAGAAGCAGCAACACCAAGTATAATTGAACCCATAGCATTAGCAGATCCAGCAGACAATGGAGCAGTAGCAGATCCAACTCTCATCAATCTAATATTTGTAGCACCAGTCAGTGGGGACAAAAGAGCAGAGTAAGGTTGAGTGTTAACTGTGATACCTTCACCAAATGTAATACCATCAATCTTAATCGCGCTAGAGTTAGCAGACGGAACGAATATAGACATTGGGATAGTTGTTGCAGTAGCACCTTCCAATGTATCCATATAATCAGTATTTGTAAATGTAAGATTAGACGAAGTGACTAATGATGCCTGGCCTCCGACCAACTGGTTGTCAGTGTAAGTCATGTTAGAAGAACGTGTCGTCAACAATGTACCGGAACCTGCATTCCGTGCAGAACCAGACATAGTAGCGGTAGTTCTTAAGACATGAAGTTTGTTATTTGTCCAAGTTACATTTGTGGCATCATTGAAAATTGCGCAGAAATGGCCGGCAGTTGTTACATGAAATCTAGATAGACGGCAATTAGTAACGGTGCCGGTTGAATAGCAAAGACCAACAGCAAGTGCAGCTGCAGACACAGAAGCAGTAGTACCAGTGAGCACAGCTGTCAGCAGACTTGACATCCCAGTACCAACATCGTTAAACTTATAGAACGAAGCAATTTCAGTAATGTAAGTAGATTCTAGCAGAGCAACGTGATTCATCACATATGAGAATCCCTGTTGAGAAGAAATATACCAAGAAAGACATGCTTTATCAATATTGATAACACCGGTCACACCACCAGTAAGTAACTTTGGTCGTGTTGTAAGAGTAGCAGATGGTGCTACCGAAGCAAGTACACCGGTCACTGCTGTCTTTGTTGCATTAGAAGTAATGACGTTTGGTATAAGAATCTTTAGACCAGCAGGCGGTGTGTAACCCCAAGCATTAGTACCGTCTCCACCAATTCTGGCCTGGCCCGAGCCCGCCAGCATGTGAATTTGCTTACCTTGTTGAAAGTTTACCGGGAACGCAGTTGCCGTAGCAACGCAATTTGCAGTATTGGACCAGAATTCATATGTGCAAAGATTATCAGATACCCATGTACCAGGATTAGAAGCCATAGCAATTCTAAATGATGTAGCAGTTGGGCAATCATAGACTTCAAAAACACCATCATATGTAGAAGGTGTAGAGAATGTATTTTCTATAATCATACCTGCATATAAATTATGAGCATGAGTTGTGTTGATTGTAAGATACCCAGCAGCCCAAGACGTAGAAGCAGTGGTAAGATCAGAAACTAAAGTACCAGAAGAAGCAGCAAAAGTTCCCGGATTACTTGTCATTGCAGCAGTAATAGTTACCGTAGTTGCCGAAGCATATGACTTACCAGTGCAGATAAATTCGCCGTTATATGGAGCAGGTAGCACACCCATCACAGTAAAGTCATCTCCAACTGCTAGGTTATCTATCCACGGACCCAGAGTTGTCGTTGTGAAAGTAACAACGTTGGCTGCCCAAGAAGCAGTAGAAATAACGGCATGAGTAGAAACTCTTTCAATCCACATACCAGCATATGGTTGAAGCGAGACTGTAGCTGAATAAGTTGGAAGCTGAACAATTTGTTGGGCAACACCCGAAGTAGTAACACGAGCCCAACCAGCACCACCAGTGCCAGCAGTAGTTCCAACCAATGAAGTAGCAACAATAGTAAATGTAGTCGCTGATGGCACAGAACAAACTCTAAAGACACCATTATGAGCCAGAGTAGAAATACCTCTAAGAGTTACTTTAAAACCAGAACCAGACAATGCAGTAACGGATGCAGGAATACCATGAGCAGCTGCTGTGGTTACTGTGACTAGATTCACGGTTGCAGCTGAGGTAGATGATACAACAAATGGCAGGGTAGATGGATGGAACCAATCTCCCAAAATTTCCATTGTTCCAACTCGTGGGATTGTGAACACGCCAGCTTCGCCACCCACAACTTCTAACCAGCCTGGTTCTTCTGGGGAGGCAGCAGTAGCAACCGGAGCCGCTGCTCCTTGACCAGAAATAGTAAGAGCACCATCATCGAATGGTCCATTAAGAACATTCTTCACTTTGATCCAACCAAGAGCTGGAATGATAGAACCTGTAGTATTAGCTGTGGTGGTTGTATTGACTGCTTGGCCTGCAGAGAATGAAGACCAAGCACCTAAAAATACTGATTTTACAACTTTAGTCACAGTACCTGTTGCATTAGAAGCAGGAGTTGAACCAAGTGTGAAGCTAAATGTTGTTGCTGTGGTCGCAGTAACGGTGAATGTACCATTATAGTTTGTGGTACCAGAAATAACAACTGAGTTGCCAACAACTATGCCATGATTAGCAGGGATAGTAATTGTGGCCACCGAAGCTAAAGCGGTGGCCGAAGTAAGAGAATAAGTCTGAGTCTGGTCGCATCTTGGTTGTTTCATACTCCGGCCGGTGCCATAATAAAATGCCGCGGTAGGTGTCTGAGTAACTAATGAGTTTGCACGACCAACACCCGCGGTTGCAGTCACATGTGCTGATAGAGTACCAATATAAACACCGGCCGAAGAATAAATCGGCTGACCTTCTGTGAGGGTTGTAGTACCAGTGAATGTGAATGCAGTAGTAATATTGCTTGTAACTACAGTTGTTGTAGCTAAAGTCTTGAAATAAGCACCTGGATTAACTGCCAGAGCATAAGTATATGTTGTTGTAGTCGGAGTACCAGTAAGTTCAAACAGACCATTATATCCGTCAAGAATATCTGTACCGCGAAGTCCACCAATGCCAATCCAATCACCAGTAGCATAACCGTGTGGATCAGAAGTAGTAATAGTTGCTACACCACCAGACCATGTAGCATCAATAATAGTCTGTGTTGGTGGCTGGTAGTAATAAGCAAGGGCGGTAGCCTGAGCTGCAACAACTGTGGCTGCTAGTGTGCCTGTTGTGGATGCAGTGATTGTACTAAGCAAGGTACCCATATAGGTACCAGTAGCAGTATAGAATTTAGTACCTGCAACATGAGTAACTGCAGCAGTAAATGTAAGTGCAGCAATTGCTGCCAACATTGTAGTTGGTCCAGCTAACAGGGCACCAGGAGTAGTACCAGATCCTGCCGTGAACGGAATCATCTTAACGTTTCTACCGTCAATAGTTAGACCACCATTAATAGCAGTGGCAGAAACCGTAACCGAATCTAGAGAACCATTAGATGCACCAGGAGAAGAAATGTGTCCAATGTTGTACCGAGTATCCGTATCAACAATCAGTTTACCGTTATTTTGTAGATAGACGTCAACACCGGCCGCAGGCTGAGGAGCTTGACAGAGATCAAAATTGCAAGATGCTTCATGAATGAGGGATGCCATTAAATTACCTTATCGTTAAATTCTAATTATTTAAGGCATTTTGATCTTAATTTTGATCCAATCCCAAAGCGCATAACCGATCATCATTACTATACCCCATGCTATAGAACTAAATATCTTCTTTTTGATGTCAATACTTAGAGCCTTGCGTTCTTCTTCTTTATCATCTTCAGTTTTGTGATAAGTATGGTGTTTCCCTACTCCATTCAATCCTTCCGGGATTGCCGATATTAGAGTTTTTTGGTCGGCAGAAACCTTCTTTATTTCATTGATTGTAGCCTGGAGCATCTGAGACAATTTATTGTACTGATCGGTAGACTTAGTAGAATTTGCATGCATCTCGTCCAAGATATTTTTGAACTTGGTCATCTCATCTTCTGTGTGGACCTTTAGTTCTTCAAATATCTTTTCCTGACCTTCTTTAAATTCCTGCTTGAGATCTAAATATAGAGCCTGTCCATCCGAATTTGTTTGATTATTATTGTCCATTTATTGCAAAACATCCATGTTTGATAGAGGTTTTCTTGTCTAACAAAGAAAACTGAGGTCTCCATCTCATTATAGTTTTGACACAGTATGTGCCATTCGGCGTACTAAGAGGCAGGTAGAACATTCTGTGAACGTTGTTCATACCTTCTTCGTATTCAACAGAACCGATCTGAAGTTCGATCTGGTATCCGGTGTCTTTGTTCGTGATTAGTTTATTTACATTCGCAGTAAAATTATCAGTAGCATTGATAGTAGAAGTGGCAGCGATAAGATAAAAATCTTTTGTCTTTGTGATTGTATAGTCAGCGACTATATCCTCGATTGGTGGTTCATCAGTGAACATAGAATTGTACACAACCAACCCCAGACCGAAGGTGAATAGGAACACGATCAGACCCACTATACGAAGAATATAAGAATTATTCATTTCTAAGAGATTTTTCTATGGAAGCAATGCTTGTCTCAATTTTTTCAATTTTTTCAAGCACCATACCGATAGTACTGGGTTTCCGTCTATCGGCGAAATCACTTGTGTCTTGAAATTCTGTGTCATCGTGATGAGAGAAGATTCTCGCGAATATGATCTGCAACACCAACAAAAATATGAAGGTTACAAATGAAGCTACTATAGTAGCAAAAACTAACGATTCCCAAGATTGCATCCTATCCTCGTGTTTTGTATCCAGATCTGACAAAAATCCATGCTGCTGCTATGGCTAATGATGTTTCACCTGAAATTGCTGCTGGAGGCGGCGTAACAGAATTATACATTGCAATAACTATGAATGTCCAAAAGATCGCATTCCAACCTGCAAAACACTGAGCAAATCTCGTGAAATAGTTTTGAGACAGTAATAGATATAACTGCAAGAGTCCAGATATAAGGAAAACAGTTGCCCAGATATTTTCTACGGCTAATTTAGCCATAATAGAATATGTAGGTCTGTCAAATGTATTACCTGGCCAAAATAGGGAAAGTGCCCAGATCATCTCGGCCATGAATAGTATAAACTTTGCCGCATGAAGATCAGAAAAGAAGATCAAATAGATGATATGTTTGGTAGTTTTATGGCGATTCGGCATGTTGTTATCTATAGTTATAAGTAAGGCGATCTGCCCAAACTTTGTCATAATTTGCATTACCTTCAGCCCAAACCTCAGTTATATCATTATCACCGGCAATTGTAACTTTTCTGATTCTCCATACAGGAGAAGATTCTAATGCACCAACTACTGCTTCTGCCTTGTATAGCTCAGAGTCAGTAATAAAATCAATACGTTTAGCAAATGGCATTTCTTCATCTGTGACTGTGGTGCCACCCGTGTTTGTTGGAATTGTAAATACAATCTTATTTAATGCTGCAGAATAGGTCATGACTGCGCCATCTACTAGACCCGACTTATCGAGGTCATCCATACGAAGAATTCTGACTTCACCTGAACCTGCACCACCAAATCCAGATGCTACATTAGGTTTTGCATCTAGTTGTTTCTTGAGATTTGCAATGTCACCCTGTAGCTTCTTGACTATGTTTGCCAGTTTCTCTTCTGATTTGGTTGAAAGATTATCTAGTTTCTCTGAGACAAGTTCCTGTACCTCGTCCTGGCTGATAATCTTGGCTTCGAGTTCATCTACCTTAGATACTACATTTTGACGCTTCTGCTCTACTACTTTTGCAGATGATACGGTCTTGAACAGCTCGGTGAGCAATGGAGTGAATTCAGCCTTCTTTCGCTCTTGTTCCCGAAGTTCCTTTAACCGTTTATCTTCTTTTCCTTTTCGGATCAGTTCTGCAAAAGAGTTTAGATCTGCCATTATTTTGTCATCGTTAAGTTTTGAGTCTGATCAATCATTTTCTCTTTGATCAGAGTTTTAAAAAGTTTCTGTGGTGTCACGGTTGGATAAAGACCCAACAACAAGGCACAGACATAAGAGCAATATTTCTTATTTGAAGAAGAACAGTTCAATCCAAATAGGGACATGATAGCACCAGGCCAATCATACTTTTGTCCGTCATTAGCAATGAACCAATTGTGCATATCCTTTGCATCTCTCTGAGTAATCTTCGAACCATCTGGGTTTTTGAGTTCAAACAATTCAAAAATTTCCCATTTATCATTCTGCTCAATATATTTAAGCCGTACACCTCCGTCACGAGCAGAGGCAGATCCGAACTCTCCATCCGAGAACACAAGTTCGCAATGTGAATACTTAGAAAAAGTAGTCAGGGAAATGAGTTTATCTACCCAATCTCCATTCTTTGCTAGGTAAAATGCGATTTTCATTATAACTCCACTGTTTTCACTTATTTAATGCGAAAAGAGGCCGAAGCCTCTTTTAAGATAGTCTAATAAATCTTAGACGATTGTCACTGTCTTCCAAATGACGCCGGTGGACCAAGCCAGAGCGTAAGGAGCAGAAGCACCAAATTGACCGAACACACCTGGGTTAGATGCTGCAGGCAGAATGGCTTCCAGACCAGCAAGATTCAATGCGGTTGGAAGGGTAGAAAGAAGAGTAGAAAGAGGCTGATGGGCACCAGCTGCCATCAGAGTCGTTTCGCGTGTAGATAATGTCATGGTAAGGTTCCTTTATAAATCCGTTGTCAACGTCGACCAACTATTTAATCAAAGGAAAATCCGTCAAACCCATGTTTAACAGGTTTGATTGAGTGAAGTACATCTAGATTGAAAGTATCAGCAAATGTGTCATTAGCCGTCTCAATTTTCGGTTTAGCCTTTTCTGCACCGTTTCTAGTACCAGAGTTGAATTGGATCTTAGATGCTGATTCTTCAAGATCAAATAGTCGCATCTTACCGTAATCTACACCAGATAGGAACTTGTTCGGTTCGTCAAGATTCTTATACCGATTCTTCAGTTGTTTGAACATCATCTGCTTGAGTTGCTTGAGCTCGTCTGTATTGATAATTGCACACATCCAGTCAGCAATAGCAGGAACACCAAAAGATTCAGAAGTCTGCGACATATCAACATCGGAGTTACCGACACCAGCTCGGGTAGTCTGAACAGCAGAGATACATGCAAAGTTGCCGTTAATTGCTAATGCACGAAGTTCTGCACCAATGGACTTTACAATAGTGTAGGAATTTGCACCTCCACCAGCCTTGTGTCGTTCGGATAGACAAATTGACATATAGTCAACGATGACCAGATCTGGTATAAAATTCTGCTTGGTCTTGTACTCTTCTAGTAAGGCTCGGAAATGTCCTGGATGTGCTCCCTCAGTCGGATATTCCTTGATCCTCAGCTTGCCCTTAGACATAGCAGCGACCTGTGCGAATTTGTTATCAAATACCGGCTTAGATATCGACTCAAGTGTATCAAAATCAATGTTCATTAGGTTAACGTCAATACGTTTAGCAATTTCAAACTCGGCCATTTCCATCGTTATGTACAGTACATTATACCCGGCCTTGAGTGCTCCGGCTGCAAAGTTCGTCATAACCAAAGACTTACCGCCGTGAGGTGGAGCCAATAGAACATTCAATGTTTTACGAGGGAAACCACCGCGCGTAATCTCATCAAAGATCTTGAAACCAGTTGGAATACGAGCTTCGTTGAGATGGTAGTAATCGTACCGATCATCGGCCTCTTCAATGTAATCATGGCCGACTGAGGTATTGAAGCAGATTGAAAGTGCTTCCTGTAGGATAGATGGAATAGCCTCTGGAGTCTTGAGTTTATCCTGGCCGTCAACGATGAGCACAGATTCACGAAGTGCATTGAATAGAGCACGTTGTTTACAGAATTTCTCAGTTTCTTCAATAAGAAAATCCAGGCCTTCTGTGAATTCCTCAGTAGAATCCAACACAGAGACCAATGCGTCATACACAGGCTTAGAGCCTTTGAGATTTTCAATCTCAATTCTCATTGCTTGCTTTGATGGAACCTTATTATATTTGTGGAAGTACCGTGAATAGATCTTGAATAGATTCTTGTCTTCCGGTGTAGAAAAATATTCTTCCTTGATATGTGGAATTACCTTGCGAACATACTCCTCGTTGAGAAGCAATTGTGAGAAAATTAGTTGTTCTGGTTTCATATTTAAAAGCTAAGATGGGCCGACATGATCTATTATATCACATCGGCCCTCGAAAGTAAAAATCTTATTCGGCTTCGAGTTCTTCTTCTAGAGCAACCAATTCCTCTGTGAACATGGCACCAGACGAAACTTCATACTTGGTCTTCACGAAAGCATCAAATGTTGGATCTGCAAGGATCGGACCCCAGAATACTTCTGAGTTCGTATCAGCCATACGCCAATTCTTGGCTTCAAGCTCTCCGGTCTCCGGATTGCATTTTGTGTACCAACCGTTCTTTGGTTTCACAACATGCTTGGATTCAAGAGCAATATCCATAAGAGCAGAATAGATATTGATACCCTGACCGTGGAGAACCTGCACTGGGATCTTAGACTTTTCACGGACGAAGCGAGACTTTTCAACGTTGATGATAAAGTTGTATCCAGTCAGCTCAGTACCGTCCTTCTCTTGTTGACGACCAAGAATAAAGATGGCAGAGGCAGAGTAATAGATACCAGTTCCACCAGAGACAACAGCCTTCGAGAACATTTCCTGAGTCATGTAGGTATGGTTCACAACAACCATTGGAAGTTGCTTCAGCGTCAGGTGCGGAGTTACCATACGGAACAGAGACTTGAGTTGCTTAGCACGGGTCATATCTGCGACAGATTTTCCATCCAGAGCGTCATCAACTTCCTTCTTCGAAGCAATATTACCGGCAGAATCCAAAGCAATGAATACCTTGTCGCCGCGCTTGATTTCTTCCAACTGCTTCATAATGTCGAACTTAAGTTCTTCAATAGTTGTGACAGGAGTATGAACGACACGAGTCATGTCAATTCCTACGGCATCAAAATACGACTGTGGAGTACCGAACTCAGAGTCGTAAAACAGACCGATAGCATCTGGGTAAGTGTCCAAATATGACTTCAGCATCAAAAGAGTAAACATCGTTTTGAAGTGCTTCGATGGACCGGCCCATATGATTAGACCCGAACCAAAGCCACCATTGATTGAGCCGGACAGAGCAACGTTGATTGCAGGTACGGCCGTTTTCACACGGTCGGTTATATCAAAGAATGTAGAGTCTGCCAGGACTGCTGTTTCCTTGATAGTTGAGTTCTTCTTGATTCTGTCTAGTAGTGCATTTGCCATTTTATTTTCCTTCGTTGTATAAATTAAAATCTATCGGGTTAACTATATCACCATCTTTTGAGTATTTTTTACCACCGAGAAGTTCAAAAAACGATTTACCATTGTATAAAAAGTTTCTAACATCTGTGAGTATAAAGCCATCTACAATTTTTCCAAGATCATCAAACAATAAGCATTCAGTTGTTTGAAAATGTGCATTTATTAGAAATTTTTCTTTTTTATACTGAGCAGGTAACCAAAGATTTTCCGAACTAATTAAGTTCTTTGCTATTTCTGGTAATTCTGGATTTATAGAAATAAGTCGTATCATTTTTGAGCAGAAATATTTATTTTAGAAAATTTAGCTGCATCAGTTCCCAAATATTATTAGAAGATTGATCTATGTTGTTAGCATTTGTAGATATGCTTCTTCTATAGATTTATTCATAAATTTTCCTTAACCGAAGAAATCATCGAGTGAATTTTCTTCTTCCAATTGCCATTTCATTGCATCCATAATCTTGACCAATGGGTCTAGGAATGCCTTAGAGAATTGAGTATCATAATCAATGTACCGATGAAGATTGAATTCCTTTGGTAGTTCGGATGGGAAGCCGATGATGTTTTCTCGTAGTGTATTTGGTTCAATGAGTGCTACATACTTGATCTTGTCACCTTCTTTAATCAGTTCATATTTCTTGGTCAGATCATTTTTCAGGATCAGATTGTTGTACAACAGAGCCGCTCTCACAGCAATTGGACAACCCTTGGCATAGATAGAATTTGAATCCGAGTACTCTCGCATGTTATTAGCAGAGCGTGGGAATGCAATTTCCTCTACCGAGTACGAATGGAAGTTCTTTTGACACTTCGTAATGTACTCAAGCAAAATGTCACGGTCAGCATGATCCAAAATCAACTTAATAGCTTCCGTAAGCCATTCACGTACTAAGTCAGGAGTCGAAGATCGGTTGGTCTCAATCCCAGTGATCTTGTACTCGGGTTGAGCATATCGAACACCTTCATTATCAAGTACCTTCTGGCAGTTTCGCTTTTTAGCCAAGACAACAGTAGTCGAAGAAATTGCCTCTGGTTTGAAGTACAGCTTGTTCTCATAGAAGTTGAGTCGGTCCGAGATTTCCTTAGTAGATTCATTCAAAGCCTTAGCCAAGAAAGCATCAATGAATTTCAGCACAAATGTAGCCGTTGCATCATCGGTCATTTTCTTGGGAGCAAGTTCTACCAATTTATCAAAGCGGACACAAAGTGAATCGGTATCATTATAGACTACATAGTCCATATCAATTTTGCAAACCTTGGACATGAACTGATTTGCTCTGCGAGACACTGCCTGAATTGCATACTGACCAGTTGTTGTAATACCCTCGGCAATTCGGTTGTCAAAGAAGAGAAAGTATTTATTGGCCATAGCACCGAATAGGGAATTCAGCTGAACCTTCACGGCCAATTGAAGAACACCAAACCGTGCCGAAGCCTTTTTGAAACTCTCGTCATGAGTCTTTTCATACTCACGTTTGAGCCGTAGCATCTCATCCTTTGCAGCCTTACGTTTACCGAACATTGACTCGGTAAGTCGTGGCATCACTCCACGAGTATCTCTGCGATAACGAGAGCCATTAGCAGCAAGAGCAAACTCGGATTCGTTAGCAATATCTGTGTTAAGTAATGAATCAATTGACACTCCGTCAATCATGTCCACGAAGGTCTCGGGTGACATGTTCAGCGACATAATAAAACTTGGATACAGAGAAGTTGCATCAAGCACACCAGTCCACTTATACAAACCTGGTACAACATCCTTCACATAACCACCGACAATCTGTTGATCTGAAGATTGATGTTTCTTCATTGCACAGAATGTATTTTCTTCATACAGAGTAGAAAGAATATAGGACTCCCAAGTCTTCACGGGAGAATAGACATCCGAATAATTTACTTTGGTCAGATAAGCAAGAGTCACAGCAAGATAGATCAGGCCGAGTTTGTCCTCAAGCTTAACCAGCAAGTTCACGTCCTGGATGTTGTAGGAAACAAAGCCATCGGTTTCACCCTCGGTGTCATCCCAGCCCTTTTCGTAATGCTCACGGAATGAAGCATACTTGTTTTCGGTCTTGCTTTCACCAATTTCAACCTGGCCGATGTACCCAAGCTTGTAGCTTGGACGGTTGATAAACCGGAACTTCTTGTACAGATCCAACATATCAAGCACAGTACGACCAGAGATTTCATACTTGAGATACTCACGGTCCATGATCGTTTCTGTCTTGGCATCCACATGACCGAATGGAGATAGACGATTCAAAGCATTCTGACCAAGCAGCTTGATGATACGAGAGCCGAGATATGCCATGTCGAACTGAACTACATTCCATCCAGTCATAATGTCAAAGTCGACCTCGATGCAATAATTGATCCACTTTGACAACAGATCCTTTTCATCCCGGCAAACGATGTATTCAGTTCCCTGAGCATTAGATGGTTTCACACCAAATGTGATCATCTTACCCTTCTTGTTTGAGTAGCAAGAAATTAGGAGCACTTCCTCCGGAGCATTCTTGGTGTCGATACCACCTTGTCCGGTTGTAGTTTCAATGTCCGTGAATAGGATAGATAGATTTGTAAGTTCGACTGAGAGTTCACCTGGAAAGTTACGGTGAATGAAGTCATATTCATACCGATCATTTCCGTGGATGTTCATGACACCCGAGTAAGATTTGATGTAATCTCGAGCTGCCCGGATGTCTGCAAACTGCACTTCAGCCAAACTTTCTCCGTATAAAGATTTGTACTTTTCGGACATCCCCGGCACGTATAACGTGGGCATGTGGGTAGCATTGTTTGACTGAATTCTTACACCATCTTTGTACCCGCGGAAGTAAATTTTATTGAATCTCTGTTCGACTGCTGTATAAATTATGGTCATATGTTTTCATTGAATGTAGAATTTATTTTATCACAATAGAAGTGAAAGTAAAAACAAAAATGGCCCACAAGGAGCCATTCTGTTAACTGTGTAAACTGTTATTCTGATGTTTTGTCGGCCATAGCTTCTTTAACAATAGCCACGACTTCGGACAACTTACGTACGATCACTCGACGGCCGTTTTCAAAATCATTCACATACACCAAAAAGCCGCCGTCAATCTTCTCGATTGACACATTCATTTCTTTAAAATCTAGATTCATCATTACTCCTGTGGTCCGAAGACTTTTTCATACAATTCAACAATGTTTTCTTGGTCAACTGACACGGCAGCCAAGTTCTGCTTATGGTAAATCTTTGCCATCTTGACGAGGTAACCCTTAGGCAACTCAGAGCCAGTGGAAAGATCGGCAAATAGATTCTTGAGAAAATCCTTTTCACCTTCAATTCGGGTAAACGATGCGGAAGCCTCTTGCATTGCATCTTTGATAGCCTTCAGGACGATTGGGTCATTGGGCATTGTGATTTGGTTGGTTTCGACGATCATAATATGTTCACTTCTTTCTTGGGGTTACAAACTATATAGCATTTTGATTAACTGGTTTACTTCCTCTTCCTTCGTAAAGAACTGAAGTTTGAAGTTGGATTCCAGCATATCCTGAACCACTATCAGGAATGTTTTCTCAGTCACATCATTGTCCATCATGGACAATTTGACCAGGAACCGATTGTTAATAAGAAATTTCTTAGACTTAATCAGTTCCTGGAAATGACTTTGCGGTTTTTTAGTTTTCTTTTCCATATAGGTACCAATCGTTGATACCCATATTTAATAGATTACTTGATTGCAATCATTGATGGCTTGGTTTTCTCGGGAACCAGTTTGGTTAAACTAATTGTAAGAATTCCATCTGCCATTTGAGCATCGGTCACCTTGATGTTGGTCTCAAGCAGGAATCTGCGTTCAAAATTGCGTTGAGCAATTCCGTTCCAGATCCATTTTTGACCAGCCATATCGGCAGTCTTGCTCTTTTCACCTTTAACAATCAGGGTGTTATCAGGTCCATTTTCGAGAGTTACCTCTGACTTGGAGTAACCAGCCAGAGCAATTTCGATTGCATAATTATTTTCAGATGTCTCAATGATGTTGTAAGGAGGAAACGAACTTTGTGGTTGTTTACCTTCATAGAACACCGAGAGTCGGTCCGTGAGGGTTTGAGCACCAATAAAATCTTTGTAAAGATTGTTGATGACGGAAGGGTCGAGATATGCCATGTTAAACTCCTATAAGCAAGTTTTTTCTTCAATTTACTACAGACCCCGAAGGCATCTATAGATTCAGGGTGGAATTACCCTAAATTCTTTGTCCGGTTACCCAGAGTGTACTTAGCAATCAGTGACCATTCTTTTTTCTCTTTGAACGGTACTATTTTTATCTCTGAAACAGACGACAAAAATTCGATATCAGCTTTATTTAATACGGCACAGAGGCCCCATTGCCCTAAAAATTTGGAAATTGTATTCCGTCTACGATAATCATCTTCAGAAATGTCGGCCGTTTTGCCGTCAAGTAGAAAAAGTTCCTTAAAGTGTACAATGTAGTATTTGCCCTGTTTGTGCAGGATATGACATGTCTGAAATAAGGTTTTGTTTTTCTTAGAGGGGATTCCTATTCTGGTTAGTGTTTCTTTAATTAGCAAAAATGAATCAGGTTTGTCTAAAGTAATTTCTACACCAACGCTAGGTTTTTGTTCTTTCATTATTATTCTTCCCACCATGTTTGTCCAGTTCAGCTTGTACTGCTTCCGGACCAAGTAATTTATAAATTTCTGTACCACGCTTAGTAGACACATTCATCCGAGAACAAATATACTCTACATGGTCAGTATTTAAGGTAGAAGATTCCTTCTTGGACCACATCTTTTGGAATGCACGATTCTGTGGAATTCCCTTTAGATAAAAATCATACTGGATCTTTTTATCTAACCCAGAATATTTATCCATGCACTCAGCAAAAAGAACAGTCCGATCAGAGTTAGAAAGAATCCGATTTACCATGAACGGAGCATATTCTTTGTTGAACAGCTCGTCAGTGGTGTACAGATCTTCCTTAGTCTGAAGGATAGATTTTGCAATGTCAAATGGGCTCATTGGAATTGGCAGTCACGCATGACTTGGATGCAGAAGGCGGCATTGTTAATTTCTTGATCAATCGAATGTGAAGCCTTGAACTGGGATTCACCGATCAGAAGAATCAACTGAGGGATAGATTGTGGAATTAGCAGTCCAGCAATTTTGTCATAGAACAAACGATAGAACTGAGACGAATCCATCTGGTTATTAGCAATCCACTGGCGAACCTTGGTGAATGATTTTTCCTTCAGGAAGCCTGCAAGTTCGTTAATGCCAGTATCATCAATAGTAGCCAAAATGCCGGAATCAATAGTACCAGATGACGAATAACGTTGAAGCTCAACAATCGTCTTACGGAAGTCAGGAAAGTTCTTCGAGACCAAACCTGCCACAGATTTCTTATCATACGTCACACCCTCGGAATCCAATACTTTACACGCAGATTTGAACATCTGAGCCATTGCCGTTTGTTTTTCATCCTTAGAGAATTTGAAGTCAATACGAGTCAGACGAGATTGCAGAGGGGAGATGATACGCTCAGGGAAATTACACGTGAAGATAAACAGAGCATTCGAGCTGAATTCATCCAAGAATCCACGAAGTGCCGGCATAACCGATGTGGGATTCAAGTAATCTGCTTCGTCCAGAACCACAATTTTCTTGGAGTCCGTGAATGAAACGGTAGAAACAAATTGTGTTATTTTAGTACGAAGTGTGTCAATGTTGCCATCCAATGATGCATTGATAAACAACACATCAGCGTCAAGGAAGCCAGAGATGGCATAAGCACACGTTGTTTTGCCTGTGCCTGGAGGGCCACAGAATAGATAATTTGGAAGATTACCGGACTCTAATTGTTCCTTTAGCATCTTCTTCACTGTTGCTGGAAGAACCGTATCGTCAATAGTCTTGGGACGATATTTATGTTCCCAAACTTGATTCTCAAAACTCATAATAAAATTTTTCCTTTGTCACATTAGTAGGACATTACACCGTTAATGTATCAAATACGATACATACACATAGATCGGTACAAGAACACACATTCCATACCGATCTATGATCACATTAAGACCAGGAAGAGTTCTTTTCGTTCGCGATGTAGATTTCGTAGTTGATCGTCTTGGAAACGAACTGAGCAATCTTCTTGGAACTCAGATTGACTTCATAGATGCTTGGGGGCATTTTCAGATTTTCCAACTTGATGTACGAAGAGAATGACTGATCGGTCGTTCCGACTTCAACCGCAAAGGTGTTTGAGCTTGGATTCTTTGGGTCCAGAACCGTACAAGTAATAGACGAACCATCACCTTGAATGAGCAAATCTGTAGCCGAAAGAACAGAACCTGCCTTGATCAACGACTTCAGATCTTCCTCGGAGAGTTCAAACGAAGCATCAGTCTTGGGCATCTTGATAGCCTTGTCCGGATAGTCCAGAACTTCGGAAGCCGCAAAGACATATTGCACTTTGTTCTTACCTTGGGAAATGGTGACCGAATTGTCATTCAGGGTAAACTCGGGATCAGTAAACAAAGATACTACACCCAGGAATTCTGGCAGATTGTAGATGCCGAACTCTTGTTCAAACTCATCCTCGACTGTGGCTGTAACAAAAATGTTCTTGGCAACAGTTCGTGTCGTAAGAACCTTGCCAGCCTTGATCAGAATGTTCTGATTGATAGATGAGAAGTTACGAAGCACTTCAAGAGTTTGTTTGGATAATTTCATTGGGAGAGTCCTTTTCATGATAAGATAGTTAATTATAAACCAAATAGAAACGAAAGTAAAATCTATTCTTTACAGGTTATTGTATATGGCGGCTGTGTAGGCCAATTTGGTGTTTCAGGGACGAAAGTTGGTCGAACTGCTGGTGGTCCGAAATGAACCAAATGCGCAGTTCGTCCCTCAACGATCACAAGCCGTTCTCGTAGCTCGTTGAGTTCTTTTCTTAGTTGTTCTACTTCGGTCACAGTGAGTAGCTTACGTTTTGATCTTTTTCACGAGAATCAAGTTCGTACTGAGAACGGATAATATTGTTGGTGCGGACAACTTCATTCAGCACGGTAAACTCGTTGTTTGCATACCGGATGAATGCAGCAGTATCCTTGGTGAAACATGCACCACCAAAGCCGTACCGGCCATCTGGGCCCGGGACAGTAGTATGGGAAGGTCCGATACGTGGATCGTTACCAATAGCGGCTACGACTTCGGAGTAGTTTGCACCATTCTTAGCACAGATAGCTTGGAACTGATTCCAGAACAGGACCTTAGCCGATAGGAAGGTATTCATACCGTACTTCACAAATGAAGCTTCAGGAGCCGTCATGTGGAAAGTTGCAGCAGGTTTGCAAATGGAGTAATTTGTGTAAATACTTTCCAGTTTCTTCGTCATGATGATGTCGCCACCATACACGTTCGAGATTGGATTTTCAAAGTCCCAGTTTGCGTTGCGCTCAGTGAGGAACTCTGGGTTGTAAATGAAGTTTGGATATTCATCGGCCAAGCGTTGCACAATATCTGGAACCACGGTAGATTTCAGGACCAACAGTGTGTCCATATCTTTCAGAGCTGCCATTGTGGATTCTACAATTGAAGAATCAATAGCACCAGAGGCAGACATAGGAGTCGGCACGGCAATGAATACTACATCGAGCTTCATGTTCTTCATCACTGAAATATCTACACCGCGATCGAGTTTAGGATCTACGATGAACAAGTTGTTGTTCTGGAAGCCGTGTGCTACAGCCTTGCCTACGAACCCATATCCGACCACACCAATATTAAGTTTACTCATGATTTTCCTTTCAAGTTTGTTATGTATCTATTTAGTCAAAGATCTAAAGTAGGCAATTGTCTTTGCCAGACCTTCATCGAGCATAATCTCTGGTTCCCAGTTAAGAATTTCCTTAGCCTTTGAGATATCTGGACGACGTTGCTTTGGATCATCAACCGGCATATCTTTAAATGCCAGTACTGAACGAGTACCAGTTTGCTCGCGAATCTTTTCAATAAGTTCCATGAGGGTAAACTCATTTGGATTACCGATGTTCACGGGTTCGATGAAATCATCTGGAGTTTCATCCATCAGCTTACGGAAACCACGGATCAGATCAGATACGTAGCAGAATGAACGAGTCTGTTTGCCTAAACCGTATACAGTGAATGGCTCATGCTTCAGTGCTTGCATGATAAAGTTAGATACAACACGACCATCCTTAGGATCCATATTCGGACCATAGGTGTTGAAGATACGGACGATCTTGATAGGAACACCAAACTGCTTCGAGAAGTCAGTCATCATGGTTTCTGCAGCACGTTTACCTTCGTCATAGCAAGAGCGTGGGCCCACGGTGTTCACGTTACCGAAGTAAGATTCTACTTGAGGGTGAACAAATGGATCACCGTAGACTTCTGATGTCGATGCTTGGAATACTTTGCACCCTGGATAGTGATAAGCATAATCCAAAGCATTCTCGACACCCTTCAGTGATGTCATCAAAGTCTTATACCGATCTGCCATATAAGCAGGTGGAGAAGCTGGACAAGCCAAATTGTAAATTTCATCAAATGGTGTACGGAGATCCAAATACGAATTACGAACATCACGAATGTGGAACTTTAAATTTAGATTACTTTCTAAATGGTCCAAATTGTTGAGACTCCCAGTTGAGAGATTGTCAATGCCTGTGACATGATAGCCATCAGCAAGGAGAGAGTTCACAAGATGTGAACCGAGAAAACCAGCAGCGCCAGTAACTAAAACTTTTTTCATATTCACCCCATCAAATTTTCAAGAGACATTTCATCATCATAAACTTCAGGAAAATCAATTTTCTTAATGCAACTTTTTGTAATAGCCTTCAGACGAGGCTGGTCAATAAGTGTAGCAAAATCATGAAGATCTTCCTTACTTCTAAATCTTATCATAATAGTATAGCCTGTAAAATCTTTTGGGATAAACTCAGGTCGTACCGTTACTTCTTCTACTTCATTTTCAAAATCATCAAACATCTTATACCTCTACCCAGACGTACTTACCGTTAGAACCGCGTTCGCCACCTTCGAGGGGAGGATACCAAATGGATTTAGTAGAACGCTTAGCGGGGGCTTTGAGCTGTGGCTCATCGACCAAGTCAGCAAACTTGTCCAAAGCTTCTTTATCCTTGATATTCACAACCAGAATGAAAGGTGCCTCGTTGTTTTCCTGTTCGTAGAAGGGAAGATCATACCAGCCACCTGGTTCAAATCCATCCTCCTGCCCGGTCAGACAAAATAGATCAATGTCTGGATTTTTCAATTTCGTAACCATTACTTCACTCCAAATTCTGCTTCAAGGTAGTTGTCTGTATTTAGTACAGTGTACTTCGAGGTGATATCATCCTCATTAGACAACTTAACCAATTTTAAACCATAAGCATTGGGATCACGAGAAATTTTTGCATCGGCGCGTAGCTTAAGCTTATTGTTCCGTTGGAATGAAGAATAGTCAACTGAGTGGTGCCAACGTCCCCATTTCTGAGTAATTTCTACTACATCTGGATGTTGGTCATACAGACTCTTGGCAAATGTGTACCGATTGTCAAACTCTTGAGTATTTCCCAGTTTATAGATTTCCTCAGTGTTGCCGCCCTTCATAGTCAGTGTAGCTGCTTTACCACAAGTAAACTGATTCAGTAGAACCGTGCAATTGCCGTCCTTCAGGATTCGTAGTGAAAGATCCGTATCCTCATTGTACCGACCACGCCATCGGTGTTCGACTGAGTTGTCAAGCAAGATGCACGAGTAGATTCTAGTGTTCAAATAGTAAGGAGCCTTCTTGACGAACGAAGGTGTGAAGTAATGGTAGTTCAGACCAGACATCTTCACGTTTTCAAATCGGTCAGTAAAATCCTCACAGACTCGGAATGGAGCAGTAGAGCGGACACGCAGCTTAGAATTCTTGTGCAGACGGTAAAGGTACCGAATATTGTCATCAAGAATCCAGTGGCGTTTATGACCCTCAGAGATGGAATGTTCCCAGACCCAATTACGAGCTGGGATGCCACCTTGACCAAGATTGGAAAATGGAAGCACTAGGATTTTCTTGGGATCAATCACAGCCGCATAAGCATCATACTCTTGCGGTTCAATGACGATTCGATAATCTGCACCTATCTCTTCAAGAGTACGAGAGGTCATCCGGGATTCGGACCGACCCTTGGAAATGATATAGATTGGATAGCGTGTCTGCTTCATGTTTTTCCTTAGACGTATTTAGTCAAGTCTGGTGCAACGTAATTCTTACCTTTGCCAATCTTGCCACCAGGCTGAATGACTGCCTTACCATCTTCAAACTTAGAGTCGTTTGAATTCAGCACTTCGTCATCGGCACCATTCTTGTCAAATCCTGCGAGGAATGCAACACCGTTCAGAGTCACATCAATGTCGCAGAGAGCATCCAAACATGCTACACGATCTTGTGTGCCAAGTTGTTTGCCGTTCTTCTTGAGTTCGTTGCCGATCTTGTGCATCATTGCA